TAAACGCACGAGCGCCGATTCGTATTACGCAGCCCTGACAGGTACCTCAAATAAAAGACATTAGTCTATGATGGTGCTTCCATCTGGGATGGATTTGCAGTTTGCCAATTTTCATTCACTAGCGAGCGCGCTTCATCTAAAGTGATATTTAAACCACGCACCATATCGTTTACCACAGTATTTTTGATATCTTCCACAGACATATTTGCAGGATCAAAGGCGTCATAAGGCACACCTGTTGCCGCTTCTGCCAATGCCCGCCACTGGACATCACGCCTAGCGAAAGCGATAACCTGCTTTTCTAATGCAGCAATATAAATTTTCTGTCGTATATCAGATACTAGGTCTAATGATGGGTTGCGCAATTGTGTTGACTGCACGGGGCGTTCCATGGGTAACATTTTTCTCCTAATTAAATAGCTGTCTTCGCAGCATTATTAGCGTCATGCAAACGCCTCTTAGCGTTAGGCCCAATGTCGCTTTCCTCTATAATTTCGTCCAAAACATCTGTTAATTTTATAAAGGCTTTACGTAGGTCTTTGTTTTCTTTATCTAAACGTGCATTAGTTTTCTCAAGGCGATCAATTAATCCACCAGCGGCTTGAGTTACTAGGTCTGCTGCGCTAGCGCGTGATTCACCTTTTTTGGAAAAAGCATTAATAAGCGCAACTGCAACACTGGCTAACAGTGCACCGAGGCCACCTGAAATTAGAGAATTAAGAACTTGATTCATCATTTTCCCTATTTTCTTTATTAACTTGTATGGCCTCTGCTACTCGCTCAGTAAGAACCAGCTTCCATGAATCACGCATAATAAGGACAATCAAAAACCACCAAATGGTAGTGAATACCCATGAGGCATAGACTTCAGAGGCAATAGCATCGATATTTTGAGCAATTGCTATTAAGAATGAAGAAAAACTAGCAAACTGCCCAACGTCTGCGCCTAGCCTTAACCATAAACCCATATACCTTAATTTTCCTGGAAACTTTTTTATAAGTAACCAAGATAAAAAAGCTAGTGGAGGGCACAAGACACTTAGAACTACCCACCAAAAAAATGTTGGGTCTTCGCCAAAGTTAGGGTGATATATTCCAGCAAAAAGAATAAGTATCGCTGCAATAAAGAACCCTAGATACAGAATTGGCTGAAAAGGTAAAACCCTCCAATTAACGGAAAAGTAAACATTTCCACGATTGACAAGCTTTTTCAGCCAATTCATAGTATCCCTAAACTACCTAAACCCAATATCCCTCCGATACCACAAAGCAAACCTCGACATCGACTGCCACCGTGACCACGATTTTCACCTAATATAAATTCGTCACACTGGTCACGATCCCATACGTGAACATTTGAATTAGGACATTCAATAATTGGTTTTGGTGGTGGAGCTAAGGGTTGATACGGTTCAGCATGTGAAACCGAAATAGTAGTGGGGGCAAGCGTTGCCACCAATACTATTCCAATAAATTTCTTCACGCATCGTTGCCTGTCTTAACCTGAGTTAACGATCTTGCTTCCATTTATCAAGAAGAGCCATAAGATCGGACAAAGAAACATCGCCCTTCTCAATAGCAAGATCAATAGTATCCACAGTTTGCCTATTACGAACCAGATAGGCCACAACACCAGCTAAAATTGAAGACCCTGCTGTAACTGCGCCTAAAACTCCCGGCGGGACAACAGCAGTTACATCTGGATCAACAGCAACCGTTGCTAATGTTCCTGAAATTGGTGCTAGAAAAGCGATAAATGCTTTTACCCATGTTCCTAATTTTGGCATTTCATTTTCCTTTCGTTACCTTGTGAAACTAGCGATGTGATTAAAAGCTTGATCCATCATAAAAGGATCAAACGGATAATTACCATGCGCTTGTAATCCTGGTAATGCAGCAATTAACTGAATTAAACCAGGAATGTTTTCTAAAACTCCGGTGGGAGATAAAAGATATTCCAGTTTATTTGTCGTCTCTATGTCAATATTTGATCCAGCCAGCCCCAATAGATTCCCCATTTGAGGATCATTGGCGACACCTTGTAAACCATTTATCATTCCTAAGCCAAGCTGAACCATGGGTCCAAACCCGCCAAGCAAAGGACCAATAAACGGTATAAAGGTGGCTGCCCATTTCATAATAATGGGAACTGCAATACGTATCACATGGACGAAATAGGGCAACTCCATTTCAGAAGTGACAATTTCCGCATAAAACGTTGGCCGAATATTATCACTCAATGGAACTTTTGCGTAAAAATCATTATCGTAGTTGACGTTTCGCACTTTACGCGCTAACCAGGGGGAGCGAGTTTTACGTGCGATTCCGGTAATCGGTGTGGAAGGGTTACCGAAGTTAACAACAAGCTTTAGTGTATGTCGAATGAGACGATATTTACCCGGCGCACTTGGCGTTTGAGTTGGATCACCAGGATGGATAAATCCACCATCACCATAAATATATTCACATGCCTCTTCTACACCCTGTGCAGACTGTGAATAGCCGGAATGATGATGCTCAAATTCTAAGTTCTGCGCAATCTCTACTAGCTGAGAGTCTGTGACATCTTCTTCTCGCCAACCTTTTTTGGCCAAGTATGCATAAGCCAAACGCATTGCTTCTTGAGCATCAGCATTGTTGTCTAGGAATGATAAAATTGCATGGTACTGATCCCAGATAACTTCATTGTAGCTAAATGCAGGGTTGCCGCCCAATAGACCTAAATAACCACCTTTTTGAAAACGCATCATTTGGTGGTTAAGTTTTAATACGTCTCGGCACCTATCGCCTAAATCATGACTTGGGCCAAGTTCTGCATCGGCACCAGAACCGGGCGAACTGGTAATCCAAATTTTTCTACGTGGTGCAACCACTGGCGGGGATTGTGTTCCCGGCCAAGTATAATGCACGGCAGCGGCAGTACGATCCCCAAATACACCGTCAATAACAATACCGAGACGACGCTGCATTTCACGGACAAATAAATCTTCGCCATTACCGAAGTAGCCGTCGCGTGCGCCAAGCAGAAAATTATATGACTTGGCATATTTGAATGCCCAATCATACCAAGGATAATATAGTGGCCCTTGATAGCCTTTTTTAAGTTCAGGCATTAGAGTTTAATTCCATATACAGCTAAACGTGCACGGGTAACAGGGCCAACAATTCCATCAACGGCTCCGCATTGACCATCGCGCGCCTGGAATTCTTTAACTGCAGATTCGGTTTTAGGTCCGAAATCACCGTCAACAGCCAACGGCATTGCTTTATAACGCGGGAAAACTTTGTTCATTTTATCTTGCAGGGCAGCCACCTGATTACCGTGAGAGCCATACTGCAAAAGCGTTTCATCGCCGGGTTCCGTCGGTGTCACAACAACAGGTGGTGGCGGGGTACCTGAGAAAATCCCTAAATATCCACCAAGCAGTTTATCTGCAAACTCACGATTAAGTGGGTTAGACTCTGCCAGATTTAATTGGAAATGCATGGGATCTTTCGGAGAATTCCAATCCTGACCCCACCAAATCATCTGTGCACCCTTGTAGGTAAACAGACGCAATCCCTCACGACATTTAGAGATTTCAACTGGGCTGAAACCAGAATAAGAAACTCGAAAATTATGCTCAGACCAGTTTAAATCAGCAGCGGTTCCACTAAGATGATTTGAATTTCCAACATCATTTGTCCACGTAAATGAACCCTCATCGGTATAACCACGCCCGGGATTATTTAAATTCTCGACATTACGATTAAACCATGAGAGCCAAGCGCGCATAATATCATTCGCAGCGCCTTTACGAAATGGCAAACGAAGACCACTGCCGGGAATTTCCATTGTGTCGCATTCGGCGGCGTCACACATACGCCAACCATTTTCAGAATATGAATATCCGTAAACGGTACGAAAACCCATAACAAAACCTACTTTCGTCCTATTGCCCTAGACTAGCCCACTGACCAGCACAAACCGCTTAACCTCTACGGCGTGTCGCCATCAACATTGATCCGGCCTGCCCTTAAGAGATAGATTTTGGCAGCCTGTAACCATTCGTTATGGTAGTTAACTATCTCTGTTTTCTTCTTATCCTCATTTTCCTTGTACTGAGAAAAGAATGCACTTTCAGCCGAAATTACAGATGGGCCGTTGCCTTTCATTACGCTACCCTCGCTAACCTCTTGGAACTAACAGGAATCTTTGCCATTTCTTGAGCAATTCTGGTTCCATAATATTTCTTACCAAGATAGTTCATATGGATTCCATTTGGGCCAATTAGCCTGCCCTGCTGGCTTGTCCCTGTTGGACTGTTATTGCCGGTTCCTGTGGTCCAATCGATTGGGTTTAATGGATCAATGAAAAATGCTTTAGAAGTTTCCATGACAGCATCAATTTGTCCCAATCTATTTTTATCATGATTGGTTCCTGGATCAACCTCAGTACCAAAAACTTTAAATGGCTCAGGTCCAACCTGAATAATTGGAACTAAAGCGTCCACTGCACGAATTCTTGAATATCCTGCCAATGCTCTAGTGTGCATACCTGATTGGCAGTTGGCTAAAACCCCACCACCGGATAAAGTACCATCATTTTGGGTGCCATTAATTATATATGCAGATAGCAATTTATTCATGTAATAAGTATTAGTCCAGTTGAACCTTTGATCCGAAAGAAAGACCGAAGTTCCATTTACCACTTCACCAACTGTGTGAGCCTGTCCATCATTAGCATTAAAGAACCCTGTCCCGCCACAGCCACCACGAATTAACCAAAAAGTTGTGGCTTCCATTATTGCTGTAACAATGTCGAAAGTCTGAAAATCGGTCATGCCATTTGCATTACCGCTGTTCCAAATAGCATCGTCATAAGCGCCATTTGATGCCTCGAAATAGGAATCGCCATCTGTAAAACCAATTGGCCTATCTAACGGTGGCGCGTAGGTCACTGTGGCCGCGTCAACCCAAACACCGTGGAACCAGGCGTGTCCCGGCAGGATAACCCTCACTCGCCACACTCGGGCCTCGGCGAATTCCACATGGCGATAGGCTGTAATCGCATTAACACATAAAGGCAAATCTCTTAACTTCTGTAATTCGCCATCAATATATACATAAATCTGACAGTCAAATTTGTTATTCCCGGTATAACCAGTGTAGTGTTTCCATTGCAAACTGAAGCGTTTACCCACAATCACAAACTCAAACTCATGGGTTGATCCATAGAAATTTGGCGTTGCAAAATGAGTTCGTGGCGTTGATTTATTAATGCACGGCGTATTAGGCGATGACGGTGGAGACATTTCTGCACCCACTGCCACCCAATTACAGGGCGGTGCAGAAAATACACCGGAATTCCAGCCATAAAAAGTCGGGGTGACATATCCCGTCATTTCAGTAGCCGGTACAGTAGTGTTGATAACATCTTTAACTACCGGACTTCCAGCAGCACCGGGAATAGGCGTTACAAATTTTTGAACTGGCTGCATTTGGCTGCCAAGCATTATGTCTGACGTCCCAGACCCGCCACCGACAACTAACGAATCAGCATAAGTTTTTGGTACTAAATGCTGATCTGCCGTAGGACTTAAAGGCATGGTGACTCTTGAATGTGCCTCGATTGCACTCATGTTATGCCGCCTTTTGCAACAGAACCGAAGCTGCCGCGTTGTAGTGACTATTAGAGGATGTCGTAAACGATGGGTTAGCAGTAACGCTTGCTTCACCAATTAAGATGTAGTCGGCCAAACCATTGACAGCAGCACCGGCAGAATGTCGAGTTGTCTTGTTGAATCCTGCTGGCGCGCTGTTGAATACAGCACCCAGCAAGGCAAAGTCATCAACTGTGACACCTGTCGTTGCTACGCTTAATGCACCCGTGACGTTAGCCCCGGTACAGGTATTAATTGTTACCGCGCCAACTCCGCTGTAAGAAAGCGATTGCGCTTTAACCGAAGCGAAAGTATTTCCATCTTGCACGTGCACGGTTAATACGTGAGCACCGGCAATTGGGTTCATTAAATAGAACCAGTGGAAGCTACCCTGTTTCTGTCCGCTTGGCCCAATATCATCGACAGGACTTGGACTCAAATGGGTAAAGTTAGTAGTAATCCCATTGCCAACATTTGATGTAACGGTAAACGTATCAATTGATGTTTGGCTCATCCAGCTAGCATGAGACACTGCAACACCAACCAGCAAAACACTATTGGTTAAGCCAGCTCCAACAGTGTGATTAACCGTTCCTGTTTTATTGGTGCCTGCTGTGTCATCTTGTAGTGATGTGGTGCCGACTGAATCAAAGGTAACAGGCCCGCTGCCACCAGCAGCATTTGTTGTTACCGAAACTGTATTAGAGAATGGACTTTCAAGTCCTTGTGCATCAACGGCAGTAGCATTTAATTGCGAATATGTTGTTGATGCCGTTAACCCGGTATAGCTGTAGTTTGGCCCGGCAACAGGCCCACCGGTGGTAACTCGATCACCATTATTATAAAAGTGATATCCGGTAACCCCCACGTTATCTGTTGCGCCAGAAACGCTAACAGTAATTGTTGTAGAAGTATGGGAAACCTCGGCTAATGTTGGCGCTGTTGGTGCTTCGGTGTCGCCAATAGCAGTGCCACCAGAGCTTCCCAATTGCACATCTAGTTTACGAGCCAATAAATCACCAAAGAACGCATGACCAAAGTTGTTCATATGAACACTGACGTCATACATAAAGTTACGGAAATCAGAACGATCACTGTCGTATCCGATTCCAATTTGCTTAAAGTCCTGTGTGCAGTCGACAAACAAACGCTTATTTGGGTCATCGGCTACAATATCTTTAACCATATTCGCATAAGTGTCCCAGGTGATTGTTTTACCACCCTGGTCCCAACGAGGATAAATATGCAAAAAGATATGTAAAACAGGGGTTGTCGCTGCGGCGTCAATAGCCGCCACACGAGCCTCAATATTTGCCTTTGACGTGGCGGGGTCAGTTTGGTTATACCAGTCCCAGGCATCCGCTTGATGAATAACAACAGCCGGATTTAAATGTCCAATATCTGTTGCATTTCTAGCACCAGCAGTTAATGTAATATAAGTAGTAGAAGTTGCACCACCTAAGCCGAGATTAACGCCTAAAATTCCTTGAGGCAAAGTTCCTGTTGGAATTGACGTGACTACTGCCGGGTGTGTTCCTGCGTCTCGCGGATAAGCGTCTTGGAAAGCCTTAATTAATCTATTAAAAAACCTAGCTGCTGCAGAGGTTGCAGCTTGACCTTCTGTTGTGGAAGAGCCGCAAGCAACGATTGTGCAAGTCCTCGACAACTTTGCCATAGCTAATGCTGAATGCATTTTTGCTAAAACAGGGCTGCTAAAAGCCGACGTACCACTACTGCCACCTGAGCCAGCAGACGCATCAATAGCGTTTTTTACGGCTAAAGAAGTCGGTATAGTTGTATTATTTGGGTTTGCCGCAATTCCCTCAGACGAAAGAACAACCATAGCCGGGTCAAGTTTTGCCAAGGTAATACTACCGTCGGCAACAGAGCCACCACTTGGCAAATCAACCGTGGCAACCATTTTTGAAACAACGACACGAAATTGATCTACTGTCCAAGTAGTGTCTGGTTTTAAGGTTACAGTGTTTGTTGTAGTGCGCTCAACATAAACTAACTTGATTTCATCCCACGGACTGGTTGTACGATAAACAGTTACATGGACATCACGAGTTCCGAGATTATGTGTAATAGTAACTGGATCAGTTGTCCCTATTCCAGCATTTGCCGCATATCCAACTGCAGTTCCACCACCACCACCGGAACCCGTTGGAACATCGGCAATACTAATTGCACCAATTGCATCTCGTGCACTTTGAGCATCTGTTGAATCTAATAAAGCATTGACTTGGGTACTAAGTCCCGAAATGTCGCCTTTATCATGAGTGTGTGCAGATGGTGGAAAAGCAGTTGGTTTATCCTCAATCGCATCCCATGTAGCAGGCCCGCCACCTTCGCCACCACCAGGCTGTAGGGCTGTGTTGGCCCTGTTGATGGCCGTTTGAACGGCAGCATCCATATCGGTTGCTGGAATACCGGGAGATGGCTTTGAATATTTTGCATTTGCCGTTGACTGAGCAGTATTGACATCTGTGCCAAGTTGATTAAGTTTGGCAGCAGTTACTTGTTCACCGTCAACCCAATCAGTTTTTGCCACTAGTTACTCCCGTATCGTTGTTGGTAATCGTCCTGAGTCATACTTTCAATATTGGTGCCAATCATCACAATCACTTGGCCAATATTAGCTTTATAGGATCTAACATCAGCGCCTTGTCCTGAGACAATTTGAATTGTGTGAGTCCTCTCACCCGTTGGCGTTTCAGGCCCGTTATCTAAAATTACGCTATAGTTCATTTGGTGAAAATCAACATAAGCTTCATGCATTTTTTCTATGCTGTCTAACACCCAGCGCTTAAAGGTAAGTTCCGCTGTAATTTCTTCAGCCATTACGCTATCTTTCTATCGGATGCAGCAAACACACCAACATCTGCTGGTTTTCTTTGGAAATAAAGCCAATATGCAATAGCGACACCGGCAACTCTTGTCATTGCCGGGAAGCGATAGCTGGCTCCAAGAGCTGAAACATTACCTGTATCAGTTTTATCTAATACTGTCAGACCATTGCGCAAGAATAATAACTGCCGGTTATGGACTGACGTACCAAAACGGAATTCAAGTGTGTCTCCGTCATTTAAAGTAATGCCGGTAACAGGTGTGCCAATTTGTGTATAGGTGCCTGCTACAGAGCACCCGGCAACTAAAGTAAAAGGGCCATCGAAATTTCTTGTTATCGAGACTTCTACCCACGTATCTTTAGCAGAATTCATTCTACCTTGTAACTTAATTACGGGAGGTGTGGGATTAGCAAATTCCATTGCCTGGTTCCACACAATTGCTACAGTCCCAAAATCAGTGCCTAATGGAGTATTGTGCTTTTCTAAAACTCCACGCCACGCGGCACCATTTTCATTCCAACTAAGATTTCCCTGTCCGTCAATGCCATCATTTCCAGCACCAGGACCAAAATAGACCGTTTCAAAACTTGATGGCGGCGAAGACGATTGCGCGCCATTAAAGTCCTCAACTACAGTCACACCACCGGTCGCATTGCTACCATTTAATGTTGCCCAAATCGCGGTGACTTGTGAGTTAGCAGTATTAGCTGAACCCTGAGCGTTATTTCCGATTCCTAAAAGTCCATTGATTACATCAAAGATAGGCTTGATATAATCGCCAATAAATGGCAGCCCCTCAAAGGCCGACTCAATAGTTAGAATAATATCGGAAACAATTTTTGGTGCCTGGAAATCTGGAAGTAATCCTGTTATCGGGTCTAGCCAAGCCAACAAACCTGTCGGCTTGAACATTACGTCAATAACGGTTTTCCAGATTTCTAGTGGATTAAAGTCTCCATTTAGCCATCCGGTGATATTAAATAGCTGCAGGAAATTATAGACAAACATCAAGATGGGGTTAGCCCCACCTTCACCCAAAGTAAATGGAAGATTGAGCGGTAAGTTGTTGGCAAAATTTATTACAGCATTTGGGAAGCTTGTTATAAGTGAAACCAAGTCGGCCCAAAAGTCAATCACATCAACAATCAGATTGACAAAGGGGATGCTCCACTGAGCAATAATGTGGAAAACTGCCGTGAAATCAGGTAACTCAACGCCATCGAGTGCAGCAGATATTGCATCCCAAATAGGCTTTAATGGACCAAAGAAATCTCCAATGCCTTCGATATTATCAATATCAATATTAAAGGCGTCAAAGAAGGCATCTATGGCTGCTGCAATCGGGCTTAAGATATCCCGAATTTCGCTAATAATTACGGCTAATTGCTGAAGAGCTTGCCCAACAATCGGAACTTCGCCAAAGATATCAAGAATAGAGGCGATTGCTCCGTCGATAATAAAGTCCATAAGGTCTTTAAAGTTATCAACCGGAACAATATAGGTTGAAAAGAAATGCCATGCAGCTTGAAAAAGGTTTATTGGCAATACGCCTTGGTCAAACCCAAATAAAGCTCCAACAGCCTGCAACAAATATTTTAAATCACCGAAATCTAAGCCGGTATCCCCGCCACCACCTAGCAGCACAAGAAAGTCAGTGAGCAGACTTTGAATTTGCTGAACAAAGTTTTGATTTGCCTCGTCAATGCCTTTCTGCATTTTGCGCATCATGCCGCCCATAAACGACACGTCGCCAACGAGTTTAGAAACTACCTTTGTCTGATCCCGATAATCATAGGATTCGGGTGTAATTTTACCTAGTGCCCGTAAAGTTGGAGACTGATAGCTATAGCCTCCGTAAAGTCCTGGAATTCCACCGGCTGTCATCGCAACACCCTTACGTCATCCCAGAAAGAAATGCCCCCTGTCACAGCGGAATTGACTAAAAGGCTAACTGAAATTTCACCAACACCAGTGGCAGGAACGGTAAAATCTCCACTCATTGGAGTAAATGGTCCGGTGCCATCATGAGTAAAACTATCCACGATTATTCCCCGTGTTACATCACCCCCATTAAGATGGGTATTAACTGCAACAGCAAAGGTGTATGGTGGAGTTCCAGTTTGAACTAATTCCTGATAACGAACAGCCGCTTGAATGTGTAGCGTTTCCCCAGGTATGATTGAAATCTTGTTTGACTGAAACTCTTCGCCATCGTCGTCAAGGTCTACTCTTACGCAACCATCTGAGGTGTATCCAAAGGCGGCGGTACGGAACCATTGCCCCCGAACGGCTTTCCATCCCGAGAGATTATTTGTAAAGTATCCATTGGATAAAAGATTTGGATCTTCAGTAGGTTGCTGATCGTAATCAGGGTTGAATTCAATTGGATCGTAGTTAAAAGCTCCCTCAACCTTTAATCCAAGTTCTACGAGAGGCTCATCACCTTTAACTGTAAAACTAGTGATTCTATGCCATTCTTTAATATCACCGTGCCATGGATAATCTGGTGCTTCAACATAAATTGAATCTCCCACCCACCATGTACCAAAAGGAGCATGTGAATGTTCGGGATCAATTGTAATTTTAGAAAAAGACTTAGGAATATTGCGGCGAGTAAGTTTTCTTTTCGCCCAAGCCGCAGCGCGCTCGCTGCTCGTAATGGAAGCGTCCTCTTCCATAATCACACGACGGGCACGTGTCATATCTGCATTGCCAAGCGTCGCGCTATAAACTCGTCCAGGTGCCCAACTACGAATAATAACATCTGATACGGGTTCAATATCTAGCTCTTCGGCTTTCTCAGCATTTATAACATTTTCGCCTAAACGGAAAGCCAGTCCGTTTTGAACAAATCCTCCAAGCGGATAAGCAATACGTAATGTCTTATTGATTTCTGTACGAAGTTCAATTTCTTTTGTTAGTAATATATCATCAAATCTGACTGTACCGGTAAGAGATTTTTCTCTAACAGCAATTCCGGCCGATACATATCTAACACCGGTAGGCACTGTGAATGTTGGACAAGTTAGCTTTTCCCATGCAGACCCACCAGGGGATGCCGGGTTGATTGGATAACCAAAACTGGGCCAGTCAACATGGCTGTGAGAATCATCAAAACTTTCAATATATAAATAAACAGGGTCGGAAGATCCATCATGGGTAAACCCATTTGATCTTATCCATCCTGATAAATTAATTTTATCGCCTGGTGATACAGCAATTTGCTCACTGGAAGCACCTTGAAAAGTACCATTAGCAGTAAACAAAATTGAGCCATTAGAATCATGACCCTGTGAATTATCCCAGCTTTCACCAGTGCCAGACCAATTATTCAAATTAAAATTAAAAGAACCATTGTTAAGAAGATTCGGCCCTGGTCCACGATTCCACGACACTTCTTCAAACATATCAAAAGGCAAATCTCTTGACAATGCCATCATTTGATCGCCACAGTCAGGAAAATCAACAGCCCTAATAAATAAGGCAAAGAAATCGAAGCTTAAGATGTTCCCATCGAATCCATAACCGGGAAGCATCTGAGTTCCAGTAGAAGACGGCTGGACATCGATTCCAAGATTAGCGTGTGGAAAAGACTGTAGGTGTGCCCAAATTCGCTGAATTACTTCTGCAGGATCAACGGCGATGGGGTTAAAGTTTTCTAGCCATGGAATTTCTTTTGGATAACCCATAAAACCAGTGCCATCGATAACCATATCGCCTGACTCTGGATCGACTTTATTGTCGGTAACCATTTGAGCGCCAAGGCAGAATCGCCCAATATGAGTCTCAATTTCTGGGATGATCCATTGTCCATAATTTTTCCAATTAATTCCATATGCAGACTGGCCAATCTGAGCTTGGCCTTGGTCAATTTTAAATCCGCACCTAGAAGGCGCAGAAAGCTGTACCGTAACCTCTGGCTCTTTGACTACTAAATCACGAGTAAGAATATTATTGGTATTCACTTCAATGATTGTGAAACGTAAGCGATCTTTAAACCATGAAGATGAATAATCTGGTGGAGAAAAACTCTCAATGATTGGTGTGCTCATATATCACAACACCTGATAAGTGTCGCGCCACTGAACAGCAAGTGCTGAATTGCCGTCCATTCCGGTAGCTGCTAATTCAATGTCGATATTCTGATTAAAGTTAAACTGTAATTTATCTAAATAAGGCGTCTCTCCAATAAGCTTGGCGGGCAACGATAATGGCGGATCATCGTTAGACACCACCCGGCGCGACCATGGCTCAGAATTAATTTCAACTATTTTTCCCGAAGGAATATTGTAGTTGAAATCAATAACAATATCGCCTGTAGTTTGATATAAATTGCTTAATGTAATAATAGGGTGATTCATTGGCCCTTGAAGTAAAAGCTTCAGCCACGATGGAGCTTGACCATTTGTCCCATTAATACTTGTCGCTGTAAGAGCTTGCGTCATGACAATAGAATTATAATTCAAACCATAAGCATAAGTGTCCGCGCGTCTAAATTCTGCAACAACCTTGACAACTTCTCCGTGATCAAACATGTCATCTTGAGTTTCCCCGAATTGACCTGTACGACCAAGAATAACTTTATGAAGCTCGTCATATTTAGAGCAAAGAAAAATAGGCTTCATTTGGTTCCAAATTTTACGAACCTCGTCAGCCCGCCACTCCCTTTTTAGATCAACAATGGACGGCATAGAGTGCCAAAAATTTGGTTTAGTATCTTCAAAGCCTGGTAACAAATAGTTGTGAAGCACTTCAAAAGTGAACTCGATAGTGGTCGGCTTCCAACTATCTTTGCCAAAACTCACTTCGTCAGCACGGGCACGTTGATAATCTTGTGCATCAATATCGTATGGATTATTGTTAACCGTCTCTACCAGAATATTTGTTCCACGACCCATGACAATATCCCCGATTTGCCATTGACCGGGAACCAAATTTCTATAGTAAGTTGTTGGCATTATTGTCCTGTAGGCGCTGTCATTTGATTCATCTTAATCTGCAGCATCATTTGTCGAGTATTATCTCGTGGGTCTTGTCCTGGTCCACCGAATACATAAATATCTCGCGCTAATTGATTTCTACTATCTGTATTACGCGAACCACCAACACCCTCATGCGTACGCTTATCTAATGGATTATCTTGGCTGTATGACAATAATTCATTGGTCTGTGTATCAAGCAGGAACTTAATATTTCCTCGCAGAGAATCTTGGCCACCAACCAGGAATCCTAAGAAATCACCAACATAGGTGCCGATAATTCGGTATGCTTCTTGCCCTAAATCAATGACGGCATTAACCGTTTCCAGTGCTGACTGAATTATTCCTGCAATTTGCGCAACACCCTGCACCGCTGCTTTTGCAGCACTTGTGCCGCCGAAATCTGCGCCACCAGCAGAGGGAATGGCGCTGCCAATGGCGTTAGCTATCGAAGACACCGCACCGGCAATATCTGCACCTAGCTGAATATACTTCTGAAAATCATCGATCATTCGGAAGATATCTTCGGTATTGCTCGGATACCGAATTAAAGTATCAGTAATATCCTTTGTTGCACCAACTGCTTCAATAGCAGAATTAACGACTTTGAAGATATCGCCAGCAACACCAGCAATATTGGAGATAACGCTTGATGCCTGATCTATCGCGTTCGGACCCTCTGTTAATCCATAGTCGCCCATTATCTGAGAGCGCATACTTCCCAGAGAATCGATAATAGCTTTGCTTTGCGGAGTGTTATTATTATTCTGATCTGCAATTAATGAATCAATTTGCTGCAAAGCAGTAACGGCTTCATCTTGACTCTTTATATTACGAGGATCAGGCACACCAATATCTTGCAGTGCTTGTGGAAGTGGAGCAAGATTTCCATCGATATCAGTTAATAAATCGTTGGTGGTACTTAATGAATTATTTGGGCTCATAGAAGCCGTAGGGGGAATACTTGTCAAAAGATTCCCATTTTGATCACGAACTTCAGTAACGCCAGTTGTGCCAGCTGGTACCGTTGTAATTGGGTTACCGTTTTGGTCCACAACCTTAACTTCGACAGGCGTATTTTGTGCAGTCTCAGTAGGTGAAGTCAAAGCGCCTGGCGGCAAATTATCTGGTTGGAAACCCGGTTTGAAAGTTAAATGAACATGATCAAAATGGCCTGCTGTTGGACCTTGGGATGCTCTACCTAAAGAATTTCCTTGACCACCGGGAGGCTGCCAAAAGTCTTGCCAAATAGTATCTTCTAGGCCAAGTTTATCGGCATTTGCTAAAGCCCACGCTTTAATCTGGTCGCCCAAAAGTTTTCCTTGTGGATTAGCACCGCCCATTGTGCTACCACCTGGAATCATTATGTCAAGAGCGCGGCCTTCTGGATGATAAGGCATTGAATCCGGACGTGCCCCACCAATATTTGAAATTTGTGGGAAAAGTTGTTCAATTAAATTAGCGGCATTAATTGATGCAGCTTGAGATACTTTTCCTCCGGTATCATGTAAAACCCCTGGCCGTACTGGCCCTGGCGCTTGACTTGCACTTGTTGCACCTAATAAACCTTGTCTTAATAAGTCTTCGTTTTCACGTCCACCCCAAGGATCAACACCTTGATCTAGGAAAATTTTAGTGGCAATTTCTGCCTGTTGTTGAGGCGTAGCCTCACCTGCTGTGGGCGCGTATTTCGTACCACCATTAGATGCCCAAGTGCCTTTTGCAATTTGGAATAACCCAGATGCTTCATTACCCCCAGTATTAGAATCAGTAATTTCTTGTTTCCTATTTGCAACCCCACCGGATTCTCGGGCAATAAGTTTTGCCCACTCAGGATTACTAGATGTCCAGGTTCCATCAGGTTTTTGAACTAATGGAATTTGGCCACCAGCAGCAGTTGGTTGTCCCGAAGGCATACGCAAATTACTAGGTGTGCCCTGTGGATTAAATGGAGCCAACCTATTTCCACGACGACGATCAGCAGTAGGATCAGGAATATATTGCTTGGGGGCTAATCGACCACCGCTGAAAGTATTAGCTAGCTGCGCAACATTAATCGCAATATCAGCAATGCTGGTAAAGGCGTCAAGAATATGCTGGCCAAAACTAGATAGATCTTTAAGCTGCTTTAAGAAATTATCCATGCCACCGGCTTGAGGATCATATGATCCTGTTGCTACGGCAGCTTCACCCGCCACGCCAGATACAGCACCTTTAACAGAACCGGCTTCAGAAGTAATACCTTGTGCCCAAGATTTCGAGAAAGTTTTTCCTCGATAAAGTGTCCAACCTCTGCCAGATAATGGACCGTATTTTGCAGGTGAATGTCCTAGTCCATCACCAGCTAATTCAGCTAATTCCTCGATGGCTCTTTTAACTGCGGGGTCACCATCTTTAATACCTTGCGCGAAAGCTTCTGAGAAACTTTGCCCTTGCTCTGCTGCCTTTTCTGTGTACGGACCTAAAATCTGTGCAATATCAGGATGTGATGCAAAAATCTGCGTTAGCTGATCATCACTCAGTTTTCCTGCAATTTCTGCAGCATTTGGTGCAGCGGGCGCTGTCGGTGGAGGTAATGGTTGCGGAGCCGGTAAAGGCAATCCTGCGCCTGCGCCTGGCCCTGTGCCCGGTAATCCAGAATTAGACCACCATCCGTGAGGTTGCACACCTGGCATATTCGGGTCAAATACAGATGGAATATGTAATTTGCCATCAGGGCCAACGATTTTATTGAGAATATCCTCGTTGGTGCTAAGCAGATTTAATACCGAATCAAGCTTGGCAGGATCTTGATGGAAAATATCTTCAATAGTTTTCCTGGGATCAGCGCTTGACATGGCATCTTTAAGGCCCTGCTGGAAAGCATCTGCCGGGAAATACGTATTAATAATTTGTTGCTGTAAATTCGGATCAGTAATGTTAAACTGATTGAGAAGTTCTTTCAAAACGTCACTAGTATGCTGATATGCCTCTTCCGGTGTTGCATCCCCAGTGGCAACTAATGCCGCGCTGTCCTGAACTAATTGACGAATAGTTTTTGAAAGCTCTCGACCGTTTTTGGAGTTCTGGTCGATTCTGCCATTTTGTAAAACAAGAGCGGCACCCGTTTTATCTAAAGCATCAACGAGATTTGCTTGATAACCAATAGCTTGCTCTACGTCATCTTGATACTTAGCTAATGCGTCATCATTAGGGAGTTTGCCAAGATTTTCAAGAGACTTAATAAAGTTTTGTGCTCGCTGATCAGCATCAATCGTTTGATCACTAAAGTCACGAATGGCATCGGTCAACTTCTTGACTTGGCTGCCACCATTTTCAAATTGATCACGCATTTGCTTAAGCGTATCAATTAATGCTTGCGGCGCTTTCTTGTCAGCCAGCATTTTCAGGAATTCTGCGAACTGATCCGCGCTTCCCTGAATTGCATCTGCCGCAGACTTAGCGTCAACGTCTAGTTTTGCCAAAGCCTCTTCAACTGGACTGACAGCCTTACTAACTTCATCCGTTGATGGAGGCTTAATGTTTGGCGTAATGCTTGGCAGTGTATTTGGATCAGCCTTTTTATTAGTGGTGTCAATACCATGCTGATTAAGTGTATTAATTAAATTCTGAAGAGAGGTCGGATTTAACTTAACGTCTGGCTTAAGAACTAAATTGGTGCCATGCAAATCAAGTACATCTTGCCCTATAGCGGCTTCAATCTGCCTCTCTAAATCAGCCTGAGACTGCGGTGTGGCATCTTTAAATGTAATCGGAACAGCAACGCCACCATTAGCAATTGCCTGCAAACTAATAAGCAGTGTTCCAAGTGCTTGTGTTAGTTGATCTTTTCCTTCAATCTGAACTGCAATCTTAATCGGCTCAGGAACAATACCTTCATAATTCTTGATAAATTCCCGAAGTTGATCGACAGAAATTCCAAGTTGTTTGGCAACATCCGGTAACTGTGCATTCAGTTGAGCAAACATTTCATCAACGTTGCCACCACTAGAAGCAAACGTTAAGAAATTCTGGGACAACTCCCCAAAGACGCCAATGAGATTACGGCCAGTTTGTGTGTTCTCATTGAACTTATTATTTACATTATCCCAAACGTTATTCAGGCCATCGCCGGAAGAGATAGCTTCAGAAACTTTTTGAGACAGATTCTGGATAGCATCTGCATAATTTGATGCAGCTTCCAAAGCGTCTGTCTTCAGGAACCCTAGCGCCTGTAAAACTAACTTAAGGCCATCAAGTTTAGTTGTTGCGTCTCCTGCAGCATTTTTGATTTTATCAATGCCTGCAGCTAATTGAATACCACCGGTGCCTAATTCTTGGGCAGATTGTGCAGCTTGGTTAAATTGATCACGTAATGCATCTACCTGTGCTTTTGCCTGATCAGCACCAGCACCGGCATCATAAAGTCTTTTAACTAAATCATTATACGCATCTGCAGAACCAGATATCGCTACGCGCAATTCATTCTGAGTTACGCCAGCGGATTTAAAATTATTTAGTGCTTGTTGTGCGTCAGCAGCAGATTTTTGAATAGCGTTTAATTGATTCGACTCACCACCGAGAAAACCGAATAATTCTTGTGACCAACTTTTACCAGCATCATTGGTAAAGTTTGTTCTGATAACATCGCCAATATGAGATATAATTCCTGGCATTGCCTCAGATTTAGCTTGTAAATCCGAGAACATTGTGTCAAGACTCTGAGTGATCGCGTCCATAACCGTATGTCCGGCCACGCCACGATCATCGATAAACGCATTTCTAATATCTGTTCCCGCCTGCTTTATATGAGCAGCGGAATCATTTATTGCGTCTAAACCTTTTTTAACCGTCTTATTTCGTTCGTCCCACGCTAACCAACCAGCGCCAACTACAAGTAAAACCCCAGCAATAGGACCAGCTAATCCAGCAAGAGTGCTGATAACCCCCGACAAAGACGTACGGACGTTTGAAATAGATTGAGATGCTTTTTTGCCAACAGGCCCAAAATTATCAAGAACACTAAGAACTTTAAGTAATGCAGTATCTAAACCACTAATAATTTTACCAGCGTTTCTCAAGGTTAAGAAAACGCCAACAAAAGTCTTGATGGTATTAATGCCAACCATGGCAATATGATCGAATATCTTCCATGCAGCAATAATGCCAAGCAGCCTACCAAGAACTTCATCAAGTCCTAGCGCGTGCTTTAGTTCAGCCATTGCGCTAATAAACTGCATTAAACTTTGAAGCGCTGGCAAAAACTCTGCAGAAAATGCATCGGCAGTTGACTTGATAACCGTGTAGACATTTTTCATCATGTCTACAAAATCATGGAAGGTGTCTTTGAAATCTTGTAAACGGTTGCCACCGGGATCAGACATTTCCCGAACAGCGTTACCGATATCTCGTAAGGTTCCAGCCGCCGCTGATTTTTGAACGGACTGATTGAACCGTTCCATTGAATCGGCAAATCGAGCGAGGAAATCCCCACCCGTGTTGGTTCTAAATACTGTGAGTAGACTCCACACAGCCTTTGTTAAGCTGGTGAATCCAGAAATTAAATCCTTAACTCCCTGGCGGGCATCCTGCATCCACTTAAGTAAATTACCATTTTGCCGATTAACATTAGCCCATTGTGCAAATTGATTAATAAGATTTGGTAACCCGCCACTCAAATCCCTAATAAAGCTACTACCGACAGCAGCGATATCTCGCAGTCCATCTAAAGCAGGGCGAATAGCCTTTGCTAAAGTTTCAATAGTTCCAGCGGTATTAGTGAAAAGCGTGGATACATCTTTTTGCGTTTGGCCTGCCTGCGCAAAACCAACCAACGCATCTTTGGCGTCACGTAAGGCGGCAACAACTTTTGTCGCGCCACCTTCCCAAATTGGGAAATACGTTTGGCCCAGTGCTTTAATTTGATCTGCTGCACCGGCAAAAGCTGTGCCTCGCAATGATTCCTGAAGTTCTTTCCACTTCGGAATTAAACTGTCAATAGCATCTGCAACCGGTCGCAAAGATTTTGGAAGCTTGTAGTAAGCCTGCAGCGCTTTGATAGGATCGTCAGAAAATACGTCTTTAAATTTATCTTTTAATCCAGCGAACACCGGGACCAGCGATGCAGCCACCGCGCCTATGCTGGCGAAGACTCCCGGCAGCACTAGCAGGCCGCCGCTCAACTGACGCACGCCGTCTGCTAAGCCCAGCAATAGGTTAGAGGTACCCGAGAGCGCTTTAGATAGAACTGATAAGGCTAAAGGTAAAGTTTGACTGATAGTTAACGCCAAACCCTTAAGAATAGGTGTCGGGATTCTCTTCAAAAATTGGAATTTAGATATGATTCCATCGACGCCAGACTTAATTAAGGCAACACCGGTAATGAATCCACGTGTTGCCTTGGCGAAATCAGCTATGGGCTGAAAACCTCTGTTGAAAGCATCAAAAGCCCTAGGTATTTTTTCTACAGTTCTGAATACTCGCTCGGCACCTACTGCAAATCTCTCATTGGCTAAAATCATTTTACGAATAGGGCCAGTATTCGCAAATTGATTAACCCACTTGGTAATAATTCCAGTTCTAGATATACGACCTATTGCTAAACCTGCAGACCCAAGAACTGCTAATTTCGTGGCGAATCTATTAATATTTTGTGTCCATAGCGGCATGTCTCTAACAGCTTCTTTAATACCCAAGAAGTTAGAGACATAACGCCTCAAAATATTATTATATACGCCTGCGCCAGACAGAGCTTTGTTAAAGCGAAGCAGTCCATTGGTTGGACCGTCAAACCTCACTTTCTGCATTAAATCTAAAACACGATACGCTCTATTTAATGGTTGATACCACGAGTTAGCGCGTTCAATAACAGATGATAGTCTGTTAAAGTTATCGTATAAATCCCTAACGTCTCGTGAGAAACGAGTTACAGATTTATTGGCGGCAAAAACTCCGCTGGCAAATCCTCTGGTCGCCTTAGTTGTACGATCTATAGATTTAGCTGTGTGTTCAAAAGTATTGTCAGTTGACTTAAGCGTCTTTTCAATGCGTCCAAGACGCTTATTCATTTCATCAAATTGACGAGAAAGCTTAACTAAGGTTTGTAGAAGTTTTCCTGAAGCCCTGTCTTCTAGGTCAATGCGAATAGAGCCATGAGCGGTACCTAAATTATCATTAGGCATTCACAACCCCTTTCTACCTAGAAGCCCTTCATAACAATGACTGAAGTGTCTTTTTCGCGAGACTGTTTTTTGCCGTCAGTGCCAACATCTAAATTGCCCTGGACATTTCCAGGATCGCGGTGTCGTTTAATGGGTACACCGAGATTCTTTTCCAAGGCAGCGAGGCGAGCAGCATTTGCAAGCCTGTCGGCAGCGATTCCTGCTTTTCTGCCTTTTCTACTTCTGGCTTCTGCAGCATTCATATCACCTTCGACTTTTCTACCGAAGTAGAAAACACCCCTATTGAGATAAAACCCCTTCGGTGTCCTATGGTCGTAACTCGGCCACAGGTCCGTCGGCAGACAGTGATATTCCCTGCACATCTGCCACGTTTCCCACACCAGTCTCTTGTTCTTGGCGAAAGTCACTCAGCCCTTCCGTTTCAAAAATCACGGAGAATAACTCCATACGATCTTCAAAAGAAATGGCATCGACGTAGAATAAGCCTTTTTGTCGAGCATTTTCATGCTCTGGCTTTTCATAAATCTTCGGCTCAACAATGCCCTTCTGCACAATTTTGTTAATCATGATTTCCATTTTGGCAAAATTGGCAGCTTTTTTAATGGCATTTTCTAGGGCCTTAGCCGCGTTTGCCTCACCGTCTTTATCAGCGGGGGCATCTGATGACATTAGTGCTCTGGACATAAAATCCATTTCCTCGGCCAAGCCAAGTTTTAGCACATCTGCCATATCTAGGCGAACAATTCTAACGATCTGATTGTCGCCATCGTAGGCTTCTACTTGCTCTTCGGTAATAACGCCTTTTCCTACCAAGTAGTAAAAGGGTACCTTAAAGTCTTTATTCATCTCCCACTTGCGAGAGATTTTTAATTCAACCATCCTGCGCTCCTAGGCGTCCTTTTGGATTATATTTAATTGGGAGTTCCCCGACGCACAGTAACCTTACGGGGGGCGAAAGTTACTGTGCGCCGGGGTAGCTTAGAATTACGAAGTGGTAACCGTAATCGGCGGGCAAGGATCAGACTGTTCCGAATCAATAATTGTAGAGACTCGGAATTTATACTGAGTTCCTGTAGTAAGAGAAGCTGCCGTGCCATTTGCCACAGTGGGATTGGTCATTGCCGAAGTCCACGTAGTAAACGGAGAAACAGATTTCTCAACTAAATAAGCGTCTGCACCAACAACCGGGCTCCACGATAAAGCAACAGAAGTTGAGGTAACTGTACCTGCAGCTAAATTAAGTGGAGAGGGAATCGGGTTGGGATCAGGCGTTAAAGTAAGAGCCTCTGTAGTTTCACGACGGAAAATCGAATACAGAAGATCATTGGTGTCATCCAATAACGGATAACCAACGCCAGTCACAGACGACGTTTGGAATTCGCCATCCGTAAAGTTAGCAGTAATATCACCGTTCGCTCGGCAACGATAAATGCGAACCAGAACGTCGCCACCAGAATCAGAAATAATCTTGCCATCAATACGGAACCAGGGGCGTGCCTGAGTAGCCTTTTTCTGAAGTTCAATTTCACGATTCGGCTCAAGTCCGCGCTCAATGACAGAACCACCGGTAAACACCGCCCATGCAGCAATTGGTAAACCACCGGATTCCAAATCCCAGTTCACCATAGAACCGCGACCACGAGTAGTGATGAGCTTGTCATCGCCTCGCAGTTCTGCGAATTCCTCAGCCTCAGTAAAGTTTAAAGTCTGAATGTAGGGAAGATCGACAGAAGCTGTTCCCAAAACCATTCCAAGAGCATCAGTGTACTGCGTGAGTTTTACGTCACGCACGCCATAAGGTAAACCGTCAGTGACCGGTGCAGACATATTATATTCTCCCTATATTTTTGGTTGCTTATGAAATTTTGTGTCGAAGGGGTAGATACAACCATCTTCACTTGTTTTCTCAAGATTAAAGTAATGCTCTGCAACAGGTGGTGTTTGACCCTCTGGTACTTCTGGTTTACACAACTTACTGTTGCATCGAATTACTAAAATCCCTATTGAGTTGTCACTAACTACACCATGAAGGCGAAATCCACACCGAATTTCTGGCATGGTTTATTCTTCGTTTACATACTCGAAACTAGTGGGGTAATTCTTGGTCAGGAATTCAGCAACATCGGAGGGAACCTGACCATTTCCATCACCGACAACCAAGGTGCCATATTCACGCTTGGTATCAAATTTCAAAGTATGTTTTAACTCAGGACCACCGGCTGTAGAAACATCAACAGGGCGAACCTCAATTAAAGTTCCACGGTCACCGGATTTAGTAATTACTGCCGGAATTCCACGAACTCGTTTTCCACTTAATTTCGGCGATGCAGCGCGCGGAGACACGTCTGCGGGGTCCACAATGTTGCCAGAGCCGTCCTCGGTAGCGGCTCCACGCAGCTTGGGGGCAGCCTCGGTGCTCGGTCGATCAGTAGCCATCATTCCTCCTGGTCAGGTACCTATTCTAAGTGATTACGCGGCAAATTCGTCGTACAACACGCCGTAGACAGTGGTGGCAGTTATCGTCTGCCAACCCTCATCATGGGCGGGTCTAGAACGTCCTCGCCGTTTTACTTCAGTAATTCTTATTCCATCTGTTCCTTTTACCTGTTCTATTGGTAAAAGAATTTCATCCACCCTATTCAGAATGGAAATCAGTGTTGAGATATCTCTATCGATTTCCCAAGGATGATGAACAGCTATAGTTAAAATACGCGGGCCTTTAGCCAACGCACTAACTGCGCTCATCGACATTTCTTCAAAAGTAATTGAAAGCCAATATCCATCTGTAGGACGCGGTAAAAGAGGTGTCCCCCATGAATAAGATTCGGCGATTCGAGTACCGCTGCCCAGCAGAGTAGTTAATTGAGAATCAGCATTAAGCAACTGAGGGATAGCATTTGGCATCATCTGTCAAAATCCCTCCTACTCATTTCATTGAGCATATATCGCATATCAGCCAATAATGCTTCGCCAGCAATTCTCATCATGGGCGTAATGATGGCGTATTTTCTGTCGTGGGCAACTTCCAACCAAATGCCATACGTGACGCTATACGCCATAAATATTTCTTCATACGTGCGTCCATGAATGGGAATTGCGACAAGACCAGAACGAGCCGCGCCGGTACGGTCAGTCCACCGCGCTTGTGTTTTAAGATCAGTTGTTGTAATTGCTGCACGACGATCAGTAATAACGGAAAGATTGCGACGAACATTGCGATTAAAATTGCGAACGTTCCTGCGTAATTGTTTATCATCAAACTTTGCCGTTATTTTCGCCATATCGTCTGTAACTCACGGTTCTCGTCCATAATAATTCCGCACTTTAAATCGCGAAAACAGGAACCACAAATACGGCCTTTACCCGCCACGAAGACGCCAGCTAGTCCGACTTCGCGCTCACAATGAGGATTGACACAAATATCATCTTTTTCGGGATGCTCGTCTAAATCCTCAAGTGTTGCCGGGATTCGAGCCATGGGATACTCCACCGGCTTTTACCTCATAATCGTTGTAGGGATAAATGTAGGTAATAACGTATTTATTGTCGCCTATGGAAAACGTATCTCCAATTTCGACGGTTGCATCGTGGACTCCGAGCAAAATAAAATCGAATCGTCTTGCGCCATCTGGTGTTTCTCTAAAAATTCCTGACTGCTCGCCCCAGATAAGTTTGAATTGTTGAGGCTCTCTAGAAAATCCTGCTCCCGATACGACGGTGCCATCAACTACACTCCCACCTTGAGTTTTTAAAACAATCGTTGTTGGATCAGCATTAATAAACCGTAAAGTGTTTTTACGGTGAATGTTTTTCTCTAAGGTAGAGGAAAGCGCCATTTACACTCGATTCGCTGTGTAAATGCGTGCAGATTCTTTAGCGACTACACCGCCTGCTAAATCTTCGTCTTTAACAGCTTGGGTCCATACGTCAATTAACTGTTTGATATTGTCAAAGAATCGGCTAGTCCTGGACGACCCTGATTCTGAAATGTCTTCAAAGCTCGACGCTTTCGCCGATATTCCTCGTAAGACAGCCAGAATAGTGCGAGATTGGCTAAGACCCGAATCAAGTAAATTACCAATTGCCGTTGAGTCATATCCAAGTTCTTCGGCTTCATCAGGTAACTGCAGCTTTACCGCATTTATTGCTGTATCGCTTGCCATTTAGCTCTCGCTTAAATTGATTTCCTCACCGGCATCGCGTTTATCCTGCAAAGCAACAGCTAGGCGTTCTTGTAATTTTGCTTTATCGTCGTCAGAAGAGTATTCAACTCCCTCTTCATCTAAGCGAGCCTTAAGCTTATCTTTTGTCTGCGACCGAGCTAAAACGAATTCGGCAATATCTTCATCGATATCATCACCATCATCACTGCGGCCATAATCAGGATCACGCTGAGCGCTTAAATCAGAACCAGAATGATGCAAACCCATTCCCACGGGTTCAACAATTACGCCATTATCCCGATCATAAACTCGCCCAGTATCCTTATCTAAAACTGTACCGGGAAGTGGAGCACCACCTACGTCATAAACCGCCTTGTCACGAACGTCTGAATCGTAGAAAGAATTAACGGAAGGCTGTCCTGCCTCTTCCCCAGGGGCAGGCGTAGCATTTCCATCAACACCAAAACGACGTTCGTTTGCGGGAATTAAATATCCTCGACCGCGAGAGATAAGATATTCTTTATCTTCTGCGCTAAGCGGTGAATCTAAGTCAACCTTGCGGCCCATGATTTCTCCTTTTGGTCGGGGGAGTCGGTCACCCGGAATAGTTTATTTTCCCGACTCCCCCGAAGCTTTAATTAACCTGCAAGGAATCCGGTGCCACGCTTGTACTGCGTGGGAATATCGTAAGTACCAGAAGCTTTAATCTGCATAATTGCAGCACCGCCGCGCTGACGAATACCCGAACCAAAGCTGCGGGCATAAAAACCGTCAACGAGAGGATAGCGCTGGTAGTTACCAGGAATAATGCGAAGACCCTGCATTGCCGGATTGGCGTGCTGGCGTAAACCAATCGGGTTACCGAGATTAAATCGGCCACCATAACCAATACCAACAAGATAACCGGGAGGAATATAATCCTCTTCAACAATATTCCAGAAACCGTACGAGCCGATTACCGCTAATCCACCAAAAGTAGGTGCAGGCTGATTTCCTAATAAACCTTCGGCATTAGGCAGCATCATTGCTGGCTGAGTGGGCGAAGGAATAAAGTCATATCCTGCAGTCTGACCATTGTTATTCACAACACCACGACGGAACTGGCGAATAACGTCTGTCTCTGCTTTATTTGCCAAAAGCAAGAAACTGGTTCCGGCCTGCGGTGAATAACCATGCTCTGCAATAAGCTCCATTAAATCTTCAACATCAGAAGAGTCAACGGTGCTATTGCCAGAAACAACGTAATGGCTGTGATTTTCGGTAAAGGTGTTGTTCTTAAAGCGTGGCGGTGCAACACCCTCACCGTTATACAGCGGGTAAACGTTGTACGCCTGGTTACGAATATTGGCCCGACGAGTACGATTGTCAAAAAGGGCTTCCATAACCTTTTTGAAAATAAGTCGCTTATCGGCCCAGAGAATGCTTTCGTGAATTGCCTCAACCTGGCGGGCGTCGGCTTCAGCTAAAAACATCCATGTATAGGCAGTACGCTTGTCGTAGTGACGTAAATCGTAGCCCATTTGGAAAACTTCAATCGGCAAACCACTACCACGAGGAATGCCCATTTCGGTGGCTTCCTCGAACGTGGTTTCGCCAATTTGCACCACAGGCTCAACCGGTGTAGTAACCGGATAAGTCAAAAGTGCAATTAGGTCATCCATTGCCTCATTGTAAATCGCAATGGATTCTGCGAAAGAATTCCACAGAGCATTTAAATCAATACCGTCAGCGGTAACCGTAACCAAATCGCCTTGGGTAAGAATACCTTCTTGGCGAACCGGTGCAGTACCACCGAAAATAGGACCAACGGGAATGCCCTTGACGAACAATCCGTTTTTCTTATATGCCATCATGGCATTCCCTTCCAATCTGACTTTAAAATTACGGAGTCGCGTCAAGAACATTAACGATTAAACGATCTTTTTCTGCGGTATGTCCAACATAAACACCGTCAGAACCCTTTGTTGCGGTAACGGAACCGTCAGCATGTGCGTAATAATTCTGACCTGCAACCGGAGTGGTTGCACCAGCGGTTACCGTTGCACCGGTTCCTGCAGCTAAAGTAAATCCATCGGCCACTTGCGCCGAAAAATTAGGTGCAGTTCCAGTAACAGTGACATCGGCATCAACCATATTGTCGTCAACGGCAACAATTGCTGCCTCAACAGCAGTATTAGTTGCGTTAAACGCAATATTGCCGGTAACTTTTCCGTTTACCGTTAAAGTGAAGCTGCCAGAACCAACGGTTACAACAATCGCGTAAGTACCGTCAGCTGGATTTGCAACAAAGTTAACGATTTCACCATGTTTGCCAACGTCACATGGATCACCAGATTGGTTATTAATTCCACCGTCTAAAAGGTTTCCATGAATATCTGCGCCAACCGGCACAATCATTAAACCTTTAATTCCGGTTTGACCACTTCCGATTACAACTGCACCATCAGAATTTAATCCGACACCGAGAACCACATTGGCTTCAGTATCTAAATCAATATCTTCGGCCAGAACACCACGAAAGTTGCCCATGTAGCCGTCGTATTTATCCCAACGCGGCTTAGTCGCCAGAGCCATGTGAATCCTCCATTAGAGTTGTTCGGCAGCAATAGTATCAATCTTGTGTCCTGAAACTCGGGAGGACACGCGGCGTGTCACCCTAAAGCTGCACGTCCAGAAGCAATCACCGGCCACTTGGCTTCCAGTTCCTTGCGGCGTTGGGCTGCAGTGGGATTGGTCGGTGCCGGTCCTGGGGGATTTCCGGTAGAACGGCGTTGACGCGATGGTGGCGGATTATCGTCAATCGTGGGCTTTTTCACCAAATATGGATAATCTTTAGCAATACGAGAAAGTTCATTTTCAATACCACTAGCTGTTGCTCTTCCGGCTTCTAAATCAACCTCAAGATCATAACCACCGGCGTCTAATTTAGAAATCACATCATCGACATTATGAAATTGAAGATTCTCATTTCCCTGAATTGCGTTCACCACTGCAAGGCGCTTAATAACTTGATCCATACGATCAATTGTTTCCTGAGCCTTAGTTAAATCCTCAGTTAAGGCTTCTTCGCGACCAAGGCTTTTCTTGCGCTCGTCCTCTTCTTTAGTCTGATATCCTTGAAGCGTCTGAGTAAGCTCAGTATTTTTCTGAGTTAATTGAGCAACCTGCGTAGTTAATTGCGCAAATTGTTCTGGCGTAATTTCTTTTGTACCATCCCCGCCACCTGAACTTGTGGCACTATCGTCAGGATCACCAGAAGGTTTATTTTCGGCGGGAGTAGAACCAGCGGGCTCGGCTGAGGTTCCACCGAAAATCGGCAAAGCTGCTTTAGCTGCTTCTAAAGAATTAATCTTTACAGAAAAATCAAAACTATTTGCAGGTGTTAATCCGCTGTATTTGGTTTGGAAGGGCATCATTTCATGTTCTTTCATGGGCTGGGTAGAGCGTTTACGCTGCATTGCTAATCCAATCGTTATAGTACCCGGCTGTCAAGTTTCTAGTGAACACATCAAGAGATTCGACCTGCGGTGTCACAAAGCACCGGCATTGCGGGTGGGGTTTGGGAGGTACGTTGTCAACGTCAAACAATTGTTCTTTGTAACGATCACAAATTTCTATTACGCCATCTTCAATTTCATGCGTTTGTGAAGTGTGCCAAACCATGCCTTGAACCCATGGACGATCTTGTGCAAGTGCAACACTAGTAGCATGAAAAGCATTATTAAGCTCGGTGCGACCGAGACGAAGGGCAGCATAACTGACCCCACCAGGGGTATTTGGCCTAATTGATCTTCTAACTTTTTCTGCAATTTCTTTCGCACTAGCGCCCCTAACTATTCCAGAATTAATTTCTCTTTGCACCCACGTATTTGCCATACGCCGGGTTCGATAAACTCTAGTAGATAATGGCTGATTTGATTTTTCGAGGCGCGACACCAAGTTTGCCACTGATAATTCTGCCTGCACGTATTGGGATTGAATAAAGCCCTCAACGTTCCCTCTAGAGTTTTTAGCTGATTCAGCGAAAGCTCTGGAAAGAAAGTCTCTATCAGTTTCTGAGAAGGCAGTAACGGCTGCTCTAGCGGATTCTTTAGACCCGGCAGTAATGAGGGGGATTTGTTTTTTGAAGAGGTCATTGAGAACCTCGTTGACTATTTTCATCACTAGTCGCAATTGCGCAGTGCGGACACCCGATGAAAAAGTTGAGTTTGTGCTCAAAGCAGAGACTTCTTGTGCTGCATCTTGCGCTGCTTGGATTAATGCGGTACGAACCTTTGTATCGTGCCGGGACTGTATCATCAGATATTTCGTAAGCCATCTTTTCCTCAAAGTTTCAAAATCATCATTTAAACCCCCATCTAACGGAGTCGGCCTAGTCACCCAGTAACCTCCACTCCGTTACGTCACCCCTGCTGACCAGGAAATACCGCCAACCCAGCGCCGGATTGGGCCAACCCACCAGATCACGCGGGCTCGGCCAGGGGTAGCCGTTGGGATGGGTATGATAAATACCTAAAATCTCAGTTTGCTTTTTTCCATAAATTTCGTCTAACACCCATTCAGTGTCTTTTGGGTGCATATAAAAATTCATGCGCGGTTCTAAATGTGAATTTAAAACACCGATCACTTCAAATTCAGACGTAATGAATCCGCATCGTTCTTCTGAATGTCTAAAGCACTCGTCCAATAATTCAGAACGAGTGCTTTCAGGCAAAGGATTATGAGAGTAGAAAAGCTGTTCGGCTTGTCTACCCTTAGATGAAATTAAATAATTACTATGTCCAGGGTGCGCTGGATTATTAAGGTCCAACATGATGCTCCGCGTCTACTTACCACGTCTTTGTGGCCTAACTACTTTTTTACCAGCAATGGCTCGCATTCTCGTGTCGTATTTTTTCACCCCTTTTCGAGTCTGAGTAAGCGGTGTTTTATGCTTCCCACGACGTAAAATAATCGTAGGACCGGCTCCGCGAGAACTACCAAGGCGAGCCTGGTGTCTACCGACATTTGCTCGAATTGTGGGATTTGTAATCGTAACGTTTTCTTTGAAATATTTCCTGACTTTACCTCGGGTAGTTCCATAGGGCATCGCCTTATTTCCAGCTTTAGCTAATGCTTTATCGATTGCGCCTTTACGGTTGGTGTTTTCGACCCGAACGTATCCACCAAACACAAGGCGTTTGCCAGTTCCAGGCAAAATTGAGCCGGTATTAAATCCTGCAGTTTGGCTCCTTTTATTGGCTCGAAGATATGGCACAGTGTTTTTTGTAAAACCATGCTTACCAACCCCACGAGTTACAGGATTACTACCATATAATCTTTTAGACTTTCTTTTACGTGCTCTACGAGCCTTTGCTAGCGCTGCCGCTCTAGCAGGTGTAAAGACATAGGCTCTAGTCATGATTACCGCACTCTACTACGAATTCTTGTTCCTGTGTGCCTACCAGAGATGTGTGTTGCTCGCCCACGACCGTAGTAACGGAGCGGTTTATGATTTGAACGCAAAGCCACGCCGGGGGCATTTGGATCGACCCGTGGTCCTTTAGATAAATAACCTTTGACCGCTTTATAATGTTTAGGAACTAATTGAGGATTGCGTGCATAATTATTTGCATGATGAACTAAAGCACCTACGGCAACCGTACCCGCCACGGAGCCAACAGCTTTTAATCCACCAATAACAGCGCGTTTACGCCTTTTTCGTGCGCTCGCTTTTTGTGCTCGTGCTAAAGCTGCGCGACGTGCAGGGGTCATGCGATAGCGTTTAGCCATATTATTCTCCGAAGTCTTTAATCCACTGCTCTAAAGCTTTAGCCTCAAGAGTTTGTTTTGGTTGGCCCTTGCGCGTAACACCTGCACGAGAATTAACTGGTTTAATGGGTGGCTTTTTACCTTTTAATTTCTTACCGGCATATACGCGAGTCACCGAACCGTCAGCGATCATGGAATGCAAAATGCCAGAAGCATCAACATCTTCGCCAGTAATTTTTCCTTTAGCCTGCGCATGTGCGTCTACTGCACGAGAAGCGGCATTGCCGGTAACTCGCTTTCCATAAACCAAACCTTTAACGCCTTTAGGTAAAAATTTATCAACGTTATATGGCCGATCAGAACCGGAAATAAGTTTATTGGTAACTTCTACATCTCGTTGTTGACGTGGGAAAGCATTATTGCGCGATGGATCAACAATATTGGGATTAACTTTTCCAAGGTCAATGCGCGTCATGGTTTTTGCGCCCTTGGTAGCAGCGGTTTTCTTGGTAGGCTTTTTAATTAAATTTCCACCAATAGCATTGGCTAAACGAACTCGTTCTTTAGAACCCGGTTGCACTGCGGCTTTCCAACGAACCGAAGTTGCCTGAATACTGGATCTATTTTTATATCCATAGATCGCTGCGGCTCCGACACCAGCAATGGTTGCGCCGACAATTGCACCTTTAATCGCTGAATTGCGGCGGCCCTTGCGTTTTCTCGCGCTAATTGCCTGCGCTCGTCTAAGCGCGACAGCACGCTTTTGTGTATATCTATATTGGCCTCGCCGCACATTTCGCCCTCGTTTCTTAGCCATTATCGCCTCTTTAAGTTTCTCAAGTAAACATCTAAAGGTTGACCATTGACTGTTGCCACACTTCTTGGTCGTTTCGGAACGAATTTTTTATCTTTGTAGTCATCACTTAATCGAATATCTCGACTGGGCAAACTAACCGATTTTCCTTTAGCAAAAGTATATCCCGGAAAAATCTCTTTTCCACCAAGTGTTTTAATTGGTGTTTCTTTAGGTAATCGTTTACCACCAGAACCATATCCACGAGTGGATTCTTTTCTATACTTTGGTGCAAATGGATTCTCAAAATGCTGACTGGCTAAAAGTCTATTGGTAGTTGTAGTGCCCAAAACCTGCTTCATGGTTACCGGAGAGTGATTATAAGAAAGCCTTGTTTTAGTTGCACCTTTAGCACGAATTAAAGAAGCACCAGCTCTATTAACCGCAAATCGTGTACCACTAGGCAACTGTTTTCCTGTGACACTAGAAACGTTGGCGTGTGTGGTTTTAGAAAAACTAGAGCCCGAAAGACGATGGCGGGCAACAACACCTGCTGTCGTTAAAGCGCCAACACTGACGGCACCAACGCCAATAGCAATTCTGCGATTACGCTTCTTGCGTGCTTGAACTAAATTCCTACGCGAAGCAACACGCTGTCTTGCAGTAGTTCTTTTACGTCTACGACTAGCCACGTCTTGCTCGCTTTCGTCTTTGTGTTCTCGGGCTCATTCCATCATATTTAGAACGAATCTTTTTCTCATAACCTGGCACCAATCCGGCTCTGCGCTTTGCATCATATAAACCACGCGGCCTACGCACATACGTTGCCTCACCAGAAGAATTAACTTTAAATGCACCTTTTCGCGCAGGAATTGGCCGTTTAACAGTACGAACTTTGGTGACATTTCTGCCCGGTGGCAAAGCTAATTGATGGGTGGGATGAAAAGCAGATGGGCGATATGGCCTGCGTAAATGATTAACGTAGCTTCTACCGGCTACACCCAAAACCGTTGCGGCACCAATGGTTCCAACAATACCTGCGCCAATGGCAATTCTTTTATTTCTTTTACGGCGCGCAGCAATCAAGTTGCGCCGTGACGCAACTCGCTGTTTTGCACTACGCCGTTTAGCCATTAACGTCTACGTCTGCGCTTTCTGTTCTCAATATCATTAATCTCTTTAAGATTAACGATCATACCCGCCACGCCTAAAGTGGCTTTATTTCCAGCCCTACGAACACCTTTAGCAATCCAATAACCAACCTGATTTTTGGCGCTGGTGTGTTTCTTTCGCGCAGAAATCCTTTGGGCCTTTAAAATGGATTGCCTTCGTTTAGGCGTTAAACGATAGGCCATTATCGCCTCTGCTTTGCATAAGCGCTATAAACTTGAGCGTGGGTTAAGTGCTTTACTTTCTTTTTAGATGTTTTGCGCTTCTTTGGTCGTAAAACCCCAACAGCAACGTTGTGTCTACCTACGCGACCACGAACGGCAACATGTTGAGAGCTTCTATGAGCACTAATTCTTTTAGTTTTCTTTCTAGACTTAGAATGAGAAACTTGTGCTCGATAACCTTTTTTATGCGCTAAATATGCAGCACCACCTGCTAACGCAACACCGGTGGCTACTCCTGCAGCTATACGACGTCTGCGTCGTTTCTTTCGGGCTTTTTCTAGATTTCTCCTAGAAGCAGCTTTTTGCCTAGCGGTCGCCATATTAATATCGCGTTCTTACAGAAACCGATCCATGACGGCTTGCAACAAACACACGATTATGCTTGGTAGCACCGCGACTACGCGCGACGGGGCGTGTATTTGAATAGTGCACTCTGCGCTTTTTATCTTGCTTTAAATGTGCGGCATAGTCGTTATAGAACTTTTTAGAATTAGCGCTGTACTTTTTAGCAGCGGCTTGGCCTTTTTTATGTTTGCCATAAGCGTGTGCAACATGGGCTGCGCCATAAGCGACTAATGCAGCGCCAGCAACATAATTTCCAGCATTGCGCCGTAAATGTCCTTTTACGCCACCACCAGAAATTTTACGATTGGCAGCGGCTAATTTGCCTTTACCTTTTCCACGGCGTTTTCGTGCAGAAGCGGCTTGAGCTTTTTTCAACGCCGCTCTACGAGCAGGCGTCATTCGATGTGCTGCCATTATCGCCGCCTAACAGTAAACCTCGGTCCACCACCAATAAATAATAAGTACACCCCATACACACACAGCAATATCCCAGCAATGAGCAGAATAATATGCAATACGTAGGGCATTACGACTAAAAAAGCGATAAGTAAACAGGCGATTCCAGCAAGTAACGCTCCCATTAGCGTCTACCTTTCTTTCCAGAATGCTTGGATTCGGGCAGGCGGCGATACCTTATTTTTTTGCCGCCTTTAGTGCGATGGGCCATGCGATGCGCGAATTCTTTTTTGTTCGCGAAAGCCCATTTCCATTGCTTTTTCGAGAAGAAGCCAGTTTTGCGACCTTTACGCTTTTTCTTTTTTGCCACGTCACATCACCTGAAGTGTTGATCATCGTGGCTAAGATTCTACGCGGTCACACCCAAATCAACGGTTTGCTCATCCGGCGTGTTGGGCACGGGATTGCCCTGGTCATCGACGCTTTGGCCCTGATCTTGGCCACCTGCGCCCAACGCGAACGGATCTAGCGCTGCGGCCTGGGCAGCACTTTGAGATACCAACATTTCTGCTAAATCATCATCGGTTAACGGATTTCCCAAAGCATCATGAGTTGGCCACTTCCATCCTAATTCTCTTAGCTTTTGAATCATCATTACTGTGAGAATCATATTGGATGAATATAAAAGTTGTGTCTCGGTGATTTCAGTATCACGGTTTTTCGGCATGGGATCATCAAACACACACACCACGGTAAGCTCTGCCATTTTTGCCGCATCGCCAAACATTTCTGGCTCATAGGCGGGCAACCATTGCGTGGTAATATCGAAATGCATCTGATCTAAAATCATGAGCATTTCAAGTTCTAGCTCTTCATTAGACGCCAACAAAGGCATCATTTGAAGTTGTAGCGATATTCCGCTTTCAGCAACCGCCACATCAACGCGACCAATCGCAATTTCAGGCGTACCTGAAGATTCGCTAATACCTTTTTCATCAATCCAATTCATGTGTTCTTGGAATGGGGAAACCGAATCCACACCAGTAACTTTGTCAAATTTCTGTTCTTGACCAATTTCAATGACTTGTTTCGGCCCAATATTCCAATCGGTGGGATTGCCATTATCATCTTTGGGTCTACCGGCAGTGGTGACATACATGCCCAAACCCTGAAAAACAATGGTGCAATCTTCATCCGTTAAAGATTGATTGATCGCATAAAGGAGTGTTTCAAGCCCCGTAAGTATAGAGTGTCCCCAAGTAGAATTTTGAGGCGCTCTTGTTCTCCATTTATAGATGGGAAGATTTGTGATGGGCACAGAATCAGACCCAATGAATTCCGGATCTTCGTCTTGATCACTATTGACAACTCGTTCTTGGTCTTCACGAGCTTTAACACTGCGATCATCCCATTTCCCTAATTCATAAAACTTCAGTTCGCTAGTGACGCCAGTGACCGTGCCGGTTTCATCATAGACTTTGCGAAAAGTACGAACTTTAGCCACTTGCTTATCGGGCTTATCCGGTTCACGGAAGTCCTGAACTTTTTCAACAATATGATAACCACTTACTTCTTTGGCATCATGGGGAGACTCATTGATTTCAAAGATAAATCGGGGATCGAGTTCTTCGATACAAATTCGTTTTCCAGAAGTTTTATTAGGTTTGGCGTATACATAAAAGGCTGCATCTCCACGGACGAGGCCCCATCGTTTGTTTGACTCAAATTTACTCCTAATGCCTTCGCGCTTATACGTATCTGCCCACCAAGCATCAACTGCTAATTGTGCAGCTTCATCACCAGTAGCATCAACAAACCATTGAAGATTTTTACCAAGAAAACGAGTAGTCGCCTCTACAATCTTTTTAGCATTGGGAACAATCAGGGGAACTTGATCTTCACCACGTAAATTCAGCGCAAGATTTATAGTAGAGTTAATATATAAATCTTCGTAATAATCGTACGCCTGAATGCGCTTTAAATCCCACGGGTCAACAATATTATCGTCGCCAGTTGTCAAAAAATCTAAAGCGGCTTCATATTGCTTATTATTGTAGGGCATCGCACTAGCCTACTTGCTCATCCAGTTAGACCTGCGCTTATTAGTGTGGCGTGTCGCAATCCCAGCAGGTGTCGACCCATACCCATCACCAGTTCTATACCGGGTATTTCCCAGATTCGACAGAAACTTAGCCTTAGAAATTCTAGTACCACCACCATACTGTTCAGAAGCACTGTGGTAACGACTTGCTAAAAATCTACCTAAAGCTTCTGGCGTATGGTCATCTTTTTTGAGTGGTAATTCAAACCTTTTAACCGAAGTTTCTTGTTGCTCGTCCTTTTTCTCAGGATACCGGTATTCACCGAATTCATATATCGTATGTGGACATTTGGTCGAAATCATTAATCTTGGTCTTTTAACATCCTGCCTCGGAGGATGAGATTTCCAATTTGTCTTATTGACTTCCGTATCGTTTACTCGATCTTTTAACGCTAAGCGAATAAGGTTGAGTCGATCTTGTAATTCGCCGCCGGTGTGGGGCCTAGCTCTAATTTGTTTCCCAGCTCGCAAAAATATATTTTCCAAGGTTCTGGTATCCCCGGGTAGTGCAGGGTCGGGGAAGAATTCTTGACAGCTATCGGGTAACAAGCCTCTTCGGAGAACTTCTTTTGCGAATTCATCAGGCGCTAACGTGTCTTGATATAATTCATCGATAACATTTATTTCACCCCAAGGACCAATTTGAATAAGCAGCCATACCGAAGGATTGCGATATCCATAGTCAACAGCAGCCACCGTTTCCCAACTCGGATTGTATGGTAATAGTCGAGTGTGTGTCTCTTCGTTGTATTCCTTAAATACCTTTCCAACGAAATCTGTAAAGTCAGCGGCAATTTCCTGCTGAAACTTAGGGATGGTAAGGGCATCTGCTTGAACCACGATTTCTGAATCAATTGTCAATCCTTGCATGGCAACTATTTCAGCAGCGGTGTATTCAGGGTTTTCCTGCATCATGTAAAGCATTTGCTTCACATGAGCATCAACAGTTTCTTCAAGATAAACGTATGGATTATACCAACTAGGAATTCTATGAGCGCTCCATAATTCTTTCCTACGAGCGTCCATAAATAACTTATAAAACCAATTTTTACCTTCTGGTGTGGAAGTGAATTTAGCCCATCCCTTATTATCCGAAAGCGACGGCATCACATACTGCGTCCACACCTCTTCTTTAAGTTTTGCCGCCTCTTCCATATGCACACCGCTTAACGCCTCGCCAACCAGCGTGTCAGGGTGCTGTGCAGATTTTGCGCTATAAATAAAACGACCATCCCACAATGAGATAGTCATTTGGCCAGAACCAGGAGAATTATATGATCCTGGTTTATCCATGGGAATTTCTAATCTACGACATAAATCCCAAAAGACACGAAAGGGCTTCTCAGAGTCAGAATACTGTGGACCTACTGACCAAAATTCTCTACGCTTGCCTTCGGCTTTTAAATGATGAGCGATCTTTTGAGTCAGTGCCGCTTCTGGCAATAACTCATTGGCCACCATTTTAGATTTACCAAAACGTCGTCCACAAGAGGCAACCAAAAAACGGGCTGGATCTTCCATTAAACGCAATTGTGCGCGATGAGGATCGAAGACTTTTTCTTCTCTACCGTTTTCTGGATTTACATAATCTCTATCCAGTATGGCCCACTTTGAGAATCCCATTTAGCCCGCCACGCGATCTATCCTTTAACGAGATAAACGCTAATGATAGTAAACGCGGAAAACCACTCTAGGACGCGGATGAAACTAGAGTGGTTCCCCTAAGCCAAAAAGATTCTCACCGGACGAAGAGTGAGAATCTTTGAGGCCAGTTTACGATCCGCGTTTTATTCCATTTCCTGCAAACCAGTAGCAGGATTAAAAGTACCGCTTCGATTATTAATTACGTTTCCTGGTGCGCCAGTAACTTTTGTACCAAAAACTGCATCCGCTCCACCGGGCCTGGGTCCGGTCGTCGGGAAATTAACAGCCGAAGTTTTCGGTTTTTGATCGGCAGCCGCAGCGGCAATCGCACGACGTTCGCCCGAATCGACAATAATCGGAATTGGCCTGGTTGCCACATTTCTACCGTCATACATCTTTTTCATTGCCGGTTTCACACCCTGTGTCGAGGGGCTCACCGTTCGGTTCTTCGCCATTTTCGTCTCCTACCTGAACTTGAGAATCCTCGTCTACCTCGGGATATAGCAGGGATAGTACCAGATCGGTATCGGCATTGGTCGCTTCGACACGCGCCAGCCTAGCCTCAGTCAAATCATCAGGATGAATTAACCGACACATTAATTTCCCAGCCAAGGAACCCGTTTTAATTATTTTAAACTCTAAAAAATACGGAAGTCGATCTAAACTAGTAGCTCCCACAGCTCTAGCGGCGAATCGTCGCTGTTTTGCTTTTTGTCGGGCTTTGCGTAATCTTTCTTTCTCATCCCGATACTCAGTGCGTTTTTCACCATGGACAGTAAGCCCGGTATCCGAATCTCGTCCATCCCTGGCTTCAAATGAATTTGTAGACTCCCCGGCACCCGGTACGGATTCGCTAAATCCGCGTACTCCACTCTGTCCAGAATTCCCCAATCCTGAAGTTTCACTTCCATCCGAACTTCCATATCCGACAATTCCCGGCGAAGCTTCAAGATCATCTTCTTGTCCATAAATATAATCCTCTTCAGTTTCTGCGTCCAGTATCTCACTGGCAGAATTATTTCTGCCTCGTTGATTCGATCCGGAATCATCCAAACTTTCACCACGAGACGATTCAATAGATTTTCGATAATCTTCTCGACTACCAGACTCAACCGAAGTGTCAAAAATCGTTTCATAAACTTTGCTCGCATCTCCGGTAAGTAATACTTCAGGAGTTTTACCAATAACTCTTTCAGCCAACCATGTAGCAGCTTTAAATCTGTCGCCAGGTTCAACTAATTCAGAATCAGCGATTTCAAAAACAACCTGGATGGCCCGCATACTCTTAGATTTAATATACTCATTAAGTCTAAGAGATAGTTCTTTATTTAACTTGGCTTGAAATCGTCCAGCAGTCCCGCCACTGGCTCGTGAACCAGAACTGTTTTCTATAACAGCAAAGGGAACCTTGAAAAACCCATGTCCAGCCGGGAGAACCTTATCGCTATCTCCAAATTTTTGCTCATTGAGAATGTATCTTCCCATAAGCTCATCATCGGTTAAATCTTTTGGGTCAAGAAAACCTTTAATAAACTTGGTGACTCGATCTAGCTTAGAAACCTCAACATCGGTGATGCCTCGTTTTTTCTCCTGATACTGTCTTTTACGATCCTCATTGACACATACTTTACATTTAGAAAACTTACCATCCGAAGCTGAATGATTGTCGTAAAAATCTGACAGAGGCTTATCAACCCCACATTTTTTGCAGGTTTTTAAATCCTCATACTGCGAGGTTTCATCATCAACTTCAACATCAACCGACATTTAAAAATCAGCCCTAAACCTTAGAATTCATCATTCTTGCCGATCCACTGAAGTACGAATTTTTGGTTGTTTAAACTTTGCGGGACTTCTCTGCGGTTTCGTTTGAACCATTGGTGCATCGGGACCAAAAGCGTCAGGATTGCCCCGAACATATAACATTGATTCTTCGGTTTCATCACTTCTTGTCGAATCCATCCGATTTTGGGCCTGTCTAATCATGTCGCCCGTCATTCCACCCCGTTTCGACCCGCCACGGCGGCTGGCGATGGTCCAGGGCAGCTTTCTGGCGCTCTGGTAGTCACTATCGGGATGGGCGAATTTGCCTGGTCCGTGACTGCGTTCTGACCGGCCCGGCGTATCTGACGATAACGGTGCGCTCATAATGTCGATTTTACCCCTACCTGCGGTTTTTCTATAGGTAGCACATTTGGTAGTAGAAAAGGTAGTACAAAAAACATGCTCTGACCTGCAAGGTAGTACAGGTAGCACAAATTTGTTGGTTCGCTCTATACGTGAGAAAAAGAGGGCGTGTAGTAGTGCTTTGGTTGTGTTTCTCTCATGTGTGTAGTTATAGATATTTGTACTACCTTCTACTACTCTACTACCTTGATATATTTGACCTGCACTTTTACAGGTAGCACATCGGGTAGTAGGTAGTACATATTCACTTTGTACCATTGTTCATACCACTGTCTGCGCTGCTTTTATCAAATGGAATTACATTTGATCCCGTAAACTTCACATTTAAAAAGTAATTATCTACGATGCCATTTACTTTCTTTTGTTTCTGTGGAAAATCTAAAGCCTTTAGTCTCCGAGTTAATAATGGCTGCGATGCAGTATCTTTTCTTTGAATATTATTAAGATCACACCACTCAAGATATTTTATTTTTACATCTTTTGGCCTAAGATAAGATTCAACGCCAACCTTAGTTAAGCACTGAGAAGCAAAGGTTGAAATGTGATCTAAGCCGTTAACAAAATCATCTGTTTCTGCTTCAATTAATTTAGATGTAGGCAGTTCTCCTAAGTTGCGATACTGCTTGTATCCGTCAATGAGCCATGAAAGTACGGCAGTTGCACATACGTCTTTAACGACTCTGGAAAAAGATTTATCAATGTTTCTCGGTGTAACATCGAACGGTATGACAAGCAGGCGATTGCGCAATGCTTTGTCTGCACCAGAAATTTGTGGGACGGCATTCGTCGCCAATATGGGAACGAATTGCGGCACACCCTCAATTGTAGTATTTGACCCTTTGAGTTCAGCCTGGATCTTATCTGAACCACCAGTGAGCCTTTTGACTTGAGAAGCAGAAAGCTGATCTTTTTCGTCAAATTCAGAACATACAATGATTCGTTTGGTAAGTGAGTTTGCCAAAACTGGGTTAAGTTTGTGATTCTGAAATATAGTTTGGTTAACACTTTGCGCATAATCTCCTAACGCAGACTCAAGTGCAGAAATCATTGTTGACTTACCAGTGTTTGGATCACCCTTTAAAACGACCATAATTTTCTCAGGATTGCCTCCAATAATGGTATGTCCTAATACCACCTGAACAATACGTTGTAGCTCAGGATCAGGCAGAAAAGTATCTAAATACTCCTGCCACTTTTGTGCCGCAAAATCTGTTGGCTGCTCCCATTTAATGTTAGTATTTAGTGTAATAAAATCATCTAATTGAGCTTTTCGTAATCTAACTTCGTCACGGTCAAGCTCTACTACTCCATTGGCAACACCTAAAAGCATTTCATTTTTATCTAAATCGTTGACAGATATAGACACCCCAGTAATCGAGGTTGCAGCCTTCAAAGCATTTTCTGCTTGTCGATTATTTCCGCTCAGTTCCGCCCATTTTTGCCATTTTTGATACTTCGCTCTCGCTAAAATTAAATCTGCCGGTGCATTTTGGCCAGAAGTAGGTTGTCCGCCACTGATGGCAGCTTGTAATTTATTATCAAAATCAGCTTTTAAAGCATCAACATAAGCTTTTTGGCGCTCTTTTACTTTGTGCCACATTCGCCTAACTTGTTGATTTCCTAATTCATCGCGTTGCCAATGAGATTCAACATCGCTGCTACCATCATGCCAAACAATCCAGCCATAACCTTCTGCGAATCTAACAGAAGGGCCGTGAGCAAGAGAACTAAACATATCCACAAAATGTGCAGCATTACCATCGTCGTTAGTTTCATATTCTTCTATCGCCTTTAAAGCGCCTTTAGGAACATCATCTAATTCATCGGGTGGGTCTAACGATCCATCATTATCACTATCCAATGATGATAAAGAATTCCGTTGGTCAGAAGCATCCCCAGCCAAAACGCCAGAATTATGTGATACGTCGGACCCACTAGAAACCACAGAAAGTTTCGGACTTTTCGATCCGCAGATGCCCACTTTAATGCAAAGCGGGTCCACAGCTTTTGCGCCGATTTTTCTTCTTTCGTCGGATTTCCCTTTAATCTGCCGTAGAGCCTGTATTCTGCTTCTAAAAATCTCTCCGTGAACTTCTGATAATCCACGCTTCCCGCGAGCCACGGTGATTTCTTCAAACTTTTGCTCCAACTCATTAATCGCCGCGTTCCAGCCCAAATGTCCCTCGAAGGCCAAATGGAGCAAGTTCCAGTGCGCGTTAGTGAGCTTGTCATGAGAAGTTGCCTCATCTTCAATTAACCTCAAATGTTTATCTAGTTTGGATCGCATTAATTCACACGGCAGAGTGAAATCTCCACACGCCGTTGATTCGTCACACTCAAAAAGCTGACCGTTTTCATCTAAATCTGGATGACGGCAATCGTCTTTATGAAAAGTATCGGTAGCCCAGTCGTAAATTTCTTGAACCGCTGAATCAACATCAATAATTTCATCTTCAACGGCTAAAGTTCCACCAGAAGTTAAAAAATCTATCCATTTTTCAGGAAGTAGGGGCATCTTTCGCGCATCTGGAAGCACCCCGTTCCACAAGGTTCGCTCGGATTTTCCAGGCGACACGGAAGGCGCAAACCACCAGTAGATTCCTCCCTCGGGGTGAATACTGGGCCAGACGACGGCAAATCGGTGTCCTTTTCGGATGACTTCGATATCTTTGTCAACCTTCCCACGAAACGCCAATCCGCGCGGTACGCGGAAATACCGAATACCACTTTTTCCATCGGTTCTTGCCGAGGAAATCCATGTCGGTGGTAAAGTCCCAAGCGTAGTCTCCAATTTTTGAAGCTGACTATAACCCTCTTTTTTCTTTCCACCTTTAGGGTAATCATCTACATCTATTCCAATCAATTCATGGTGTTCATCAACACCCGCCAGTCGAACACAAATATTATGCTTTTTACCGTCATTGCACCATTCCTCGAAGTCTTCTAGACCAGGATATGGTGCGCGTTGACCGGTGAAATCGACCGGTGGGGGGAATTTATCTTTATAAGGAATCGGCAATGGGCCTCTAAACCCAGCCTTTAAATACTTCTCATAAGTATCTTTATAAGGATTTAAAACTCTGGGAACATTATTATTTCCATCGTTTTGAACCAACTTCTGACCTCCGCGTTACCTAACTCAGCGGCTCCAATGCCAACTGACAGGAAACGTCCAACTTAACATATGCCCTGCTCAGGGCCACTATTTACTAGATCTATGGGGTGTCGGGCAAAGCCACCACTACAGGTTGTGCTTGCACGAGCAAACAAACCCCCTTCCCTCTTCAAACATTTATTTGCTTACTGATCGAAATAATTCTAAAAAATCCATAATCATATTTGTTGCCACTTCTTGCCAAGATTCTCTCATTCGTTTTCCAGTACATATTCAACCCCTATGGGGTGTTTAGACTATCTACCCCAATATGTTGTGGTTGGTCATTTTTCCATCTGACTCTTTATAAAACCTTGGATAACTTTTTCAGAATCCACAGGCCAATAAATAAAATTACTTTTAGTAAAGTTGCAGATACTTAGTTCTCTATCGCTTAAATACCTTAAGAAGTCATTCAAGAAAATTTCTGACTTATCGCAACACATTCCCCTAATACTGTCGCCGCTCATGACAACCTTTCTCCGTTCACCCGATCCACAGTTTCTTTATACTCATTCAGCATAGAAGAGTTTTTCATAATAGCTAAAGCATCACAGATGCCACGAATATAATTGTCTATAAAAATAGGTAAATCACTAGGAGCTAATTTCTTTTCAACCTCATAATCTAAAGCCGTCAGAAAACGTCTCTGGTGATAGTCAGCAAGTTCCTCTAACCGCTTAATAATACTTTTTCCTGGCGGTACTGAGTGCCCTTCCATTTGTGCCGAAGATTTGCGAACTCTTACTGATTCTCGTTCTTTGACTCCGGTAATAAGATAATCGCTTTCCACAGGATCAACTTCAACTACCTGTCCAAAAGAAATTCCATGGTCTTCCAGAGCATCTTTGATAAGTTTTTCCACGATGTTACCTCCAAAATTTCTTGAATGATTTTTGCGAACGTCGAGCCTGTAGGCTAGCCCACACTTAATCAGTTTAACCCCTTGCGCTAGCACATACTCATGCACTATCGTAGGTATCGCTGTTGATTGAACGGGTCACAGCAAACCCGGTGAGAACACGAAAGACGGCAGAGGCATCCCCGAAGCACGCGCTCACCGGGTCTGAACTTTCATAACTCCATCGAAAAGCTTTGGGGCATGGCCCTATAACTACGGGCAACCGTAGGAAAGGCTGGCATGACACCCGGCCACTACACCCTCTCGCCTTCGGGCGAAAGGCTCTGTAGCAAACCATGCACGGCAGTCCTTAAAAATTCAACTGAGGTTGGATTTGGATATCGACCGGAACTGTGTGAAACACCAACTAGCGTAAAAAACTAGAGTTTCAGCCATTGCGAGAATGCGGCAAGTTGGCAGCAGGGAAAAGGAAGATAATCTTGGAGTGCGGGGAACGTTTTTAAAACTGCGAGTAGGCATACAAGTGGGCGTTTCAGGAAATTCTGGGCTAGGCAGGCATGTCTAGGAAGTACAGAAAAGTACAGAGAAAGTAGACCGCAAATCGAAATCTCCGTTGGCGTGAAGCATTCCGTAGCTTAAAAGGGTACGGAACTTCATGGGGAAGCACGTCAACAGTCCGGAGTTATCCGTTAAATATCACACGCTGTGTTAGCTCAATTTGGCGAGAGCATTCTGTTAGGGACAGAAATGTTGGTGGTTCGATTCCTCCACACAAAAAGCAAAAGTCTTTCCCCTTCGTTAACGAAAGCGTCATCTAAGCCGTAGCGCGTAAGCGAACTACGGAATCTCTGAGCCGCAAGCAATATGGGATTTTCATAAACAAGTAGTTGTAGGCAGTGGGCGGCCACCTATTGTTGAAACGAAAGTTGTGGAGTAGTTAACGAGAGAAAACGAGTGGTTTACGTTCCCCACTAAAAACTACTTCGGTAGGTTTGAAAAGGAAAACAAACCGGGCGTGGTGATTACAAGTGAGAGCTTGTGGAAAAGTTGCTAAACCATAAGGCAACGAAAGATCACTAAAAGAGGCGGGTATTCTCACCGCCTCTTTTTTAGTGCCTAAAATCCGATAAAACCGATTATGTCGGGTTGGCGTCGTACTCCACCGCAGCGGCGGCAGTGACCTTGCCGACGTGCTCTACCAGCAGCGGAATGCCGTCAATGCTCGACGGAACCTCACCCGCTGGCGGATTCAGCGTGTTGACCTTGAGCACCCAATCGTTCTCGCCCTTGCCATCCAAGGTCAGCCCAAAGCCGGTGGGCTTTGCTTCTATCAGGTTGTACCAACGTCTCTTGAGGTCACGGACCTCCGACAAGCTAGCCATATGTTTCCTCTCTGCTGATAATTTCGCCTTACGTCAACTATCCTTAGTTTTATTTCCTGCTATTAAGTGTCGGCATTTTTCTGTTATAAGCGTCGGCATCTCGCATAATGTTTGCCAATTCTACAACGTCACCGGCTGTCAGTGATTGAGCGTCTTTAAGATCAAATTCAAGAGCATATCTTTCAAGAAGATCCCTGGCCTGTTGTTCGTAACTTTTCATCACCACCTCCTTGGTTGACCACTGGGATAAAAACGTTGCTTAGAGGCTTGGCCACGAAAAATCTCTGGCGCTTGTGGAGACGTAACCGCCTGAAGTTTTTGAATATCCTCTTCGGTTAATTTCTTACGAGGTGCAGAAAATTCTACTGATTCTTCAAAAGGACCAACAATACTTTCAACATGTTCTGCCAAAGTCATATCTTTTTCTTGAATAACCTTGGCGTTAGCACTGGCATCACGCATTTTAAATTCAACATCTTCTGCGTTCCAGCCAATACAATCTGGACACCACGGCGCGTTATGCTCGTCATAAACAATATCTTTTGGATCAGTTACTCTTCTTTTACACGGTGGTTGATGATATTTGCAGCCTGATGGATGATGCCACACTGCCGGGGCATTATTTTCTTTAAAACGCATAATTCCGGCACCATCGACATAACAGCCTGGAACGACTTGCATTCCTTTTGGCACGTTAACCCATGCACCCACCGGCACGTCCACCGATTCATAGACGGGTGCGCCTCCGTAATGGGAGCCGCTGTCGGTACGCCCTACCTCATAAATGCCTTGGTCTTGCCTCATCCCTACCGGCACCGGCGTTAGATGGGGCTTTTTCTCGCTAGAATCCCCGGGTGGCGTCTCAACGAATTTTTTCTTCTTACCTTTTCCCCGGCTCACATTGACTCCAAAATTTCCAATTGATCCTGGGTAATAATGCCTGACATTTTAACCTCTACCATTCCAGCCCATTCGCCCTCTTCAATAATTTTAGACTCTATATTAAGCATTACACTCTACCTTTTCCCTTTCTTTTTCTACTTGCTTTTTAGCCCACTCAGTTATTTCGCGTAGCGCTGCAATATGTCCAATGAGAGAATGTTTGGAAAACGTGAGAGTTTCAAACTGATCATCGCTCATGGTTTTACTGTCGCGCTCCAAAATAGCTTCTTCGCGCTGCAATTCCGCATAAAGTTTATTGGCTGTCTCCTGACAATAATCCACAAGCTCTTGGCGGGTAATCCACCCATCATATTTACGCGGAGAACTAATAGCACTAGTCATTCTTCAGGAAACCCCACATACTCAACTTGCATTGTCATTACTTGATCTTCCCAATTCAGCCCGCCTTCACCACTGAATCTAAATCGGCACTCAACATCACCGATTCTTAGATATATAAATTCATAACGCAATGCTCCTGATTTCTTAATAACAGTCAGATTACCGTTATCATCGTATTCTGAATCAGGGTAAAGATTTTTAACTAAAGCCTTATAAAAACGGCTGCCGTCGTCAGCAGCCAATTCCAGTGTCATTTTAGGCCGAGCATGTCGACGTTCATAAGTATCAATGACGCGCTTTTGGAATTCTTCGTAGGTTTCCCCTTGCCTACGGTTATCTATATCATCATTTCCACTGAAGCCATGTGTGCCCACAGTTACCACATTCTCTCATTAAGTGCTTTGAACGTCTCGGGACTCTCTCTTGCATATATGCAAAGCTAAATTTTTGACACTTAGGGCATTCTTGATAAGCCTGGAACTGATTTAGCTCCCGCTCTCTTCTTAGTATCCAGTCATCATAAAGTTCTATTGGGATATTTTGAGTAAGGGTAATCTCTTGGGCTAACTCTTTTACTGAATCTGTAGCATCAGGTAAAACCGTTACTGCGTATCTATTTCTAATTGCGGTTTTATCTTTCTTATGTGCTTTTCTAGCGTCCGATTTGTAACTGTATATTGCAGTCACTGAACAAGTAAAAGCGCATATCCATATAATGAGCATAACCCGGCCTTGAGAATCGCCCATTAGAACATACCGTTGAGCTTTAGACCATCTATTAAAAGCTTTCTCCCAGCCTCACTGAAGCTAAAGAAATTGCCGTGTTTTTGATAGTTTTTAATAGCATCAGCTAAAGATTCTTCGATGTAAATCTTTGCATGAAAATCCTTCTTTTCTAAAGGATCGATTGTCGCCATTGTCCTCCCTTCTACCCTCGTGCCAACTGCTGGCCTTTTGTATTCAGCTTACCCTTGGGCTAGCCCACGCGGCAACGATTGAGCCACTGCTTCGGCGGCTGCTTGGGCGGCTCGTCCTATTGCCTCTAGACTTTGCACAAATGCATCCACGTTGACCGACAGTTCAGCCAAAGCTTTTGCTTGGATTTGGGCTAAAGGAATACACATTCCATCTTCGGCAACAATATATTCAGTGATCGAATCATTGCGCATCAACTCTATCCACGCAATATGTTCTAAATCAGATAAAGGTAAAGGCGTCCATGAAACCCAGCGATAAAACTTATGGGTAATATCTATGATTCTTTTCATCATAAGGAACTATATCCCATCCGTTAGCCGTCATATATTTAATAAAGTCAGATGCTGCCTTGTTGTATTTAATTTCCCTAGTGCACCCAAGGTCTTCAAACATATCTTCTATCCACCCGGCTATATCTGCACGCTTATCTCTGTAAGTTTCGCTTTGGGTCATTACTTGTCGACAACCTCGGCAACAATTTCATCAGAGTCAGGGTCATTAATTATCACAATCTCTTCTCGGGTTACCCGCCACACCCGAACACGACCGGTGTTAGCACCATAGGCAATAATCAATTCCTTTTCCCACTCTTCATAAGTAGGCGGTTTTTCCTCACTGCTATAACGCTGGACAAACTCTTCATAATCTGCGGTACGACTTGGCTCAGCCATACGGCCAGCTTGAAATTCAAGATGATGCCTAATTGTCATTTACTGTTCTTCTTTCTTAAATATTCTATCGTTGGTTGAGCAGCGTGAGTTTGTCGCTTGTGCTTATGATGCCATGCGCCACGATGATAATAAATCTCTTGTGGATTTACTATGCACCATTTGCACATTATCACTTAGCAAACCTTACTCTTTCTCCCTTGGCAATTCGCCTGGGCTTCAACGGTTTTGATTCTAAACTATCCTCTGGCTCTCGACTACTACCAGTGAATTGACTATAACGCTCTTGTTTCCACGGGTCACCGAATTTGTCTGGCCATGCGCGCCAACGGTTTTCGGCTGATTTTTGACCTCCACCATGACACGTCCGCAAAAAATAAAAGGCGTGTCTAGTCGCGTCTCGTGCGTGTCTGCCTCCGGTGCGATCGAATAGCCCCCAGCGTTGCAGGCGCTTGTCGGCGCAGGTGGTTTTTGCCATAGAGCGGTTTTGGATGAAAAGCTTTGAGTAGAACGGCATTTCAGCGTCGATATACATCGCATAGGACAGCATCGACATAATGCGAACCGGACTCAGCGTGTGGCGGGCTTGGTCGATTTTGGAGAAGTCAATAATGAAGTCTTCCACCACAATTGCTGGATCGGGTAGTTTCCAAATAAGGTCCATCATTTTGGAAACACCGACTGCCTCAGCGCCAAAAGAGATTCCGGCGTGTTTATGCACGACGTCATCCCAACCACCGGTACCGACACAATCAATTTGGCCGTAATCGATATAGGCAATGCCGTGTTGTAATTCTTTGAAAGCCCCTGGACCACCGATTAATTGATCGGGGTGTATGCCCATCACACACCAGCCGGTGGTTTCACCGGGATCAAAAGCTACGACATGACAAAGCTTTTGAGGATCAACCGTTCCAATCCCTCTGCGATAATCAGGCATTTACGCGCCCACCTTTTTAAGCAATTGATTGAGCTTGGAAAGCAGTCCATCGCGCAAGGTCAATTGCTCACCATTGGCGTTGAGTCCCCAGCTAGGCCAGTGTGGATCGGTAGAAGTCGAGCCCACCGGCGATGGCCCGAATTGCGCTAAAACCTGATCAAGCTTTGTGTTAATGGCATTGAGTAATTCGCGATCCTCGGGTGTCATTTCTAAGTCCCTATTGTTGTAGTAGTAAAAGTATTCAGAGGCTTTATCGATATGTGGATAGATGTATCGCTTTTTGAAGTCTTGATAAAAGGTGGTTTCAACATGAAAATATTCTGCTAAAGCATATCCTTGGTCAATATGCTTTGCAGAAACAGATTCAAAGTTTTTAACGAATTCTTCTACGTTATAACCGTTATTCCATTCAGCCTCTATTGCCCAAGCTAGAACGTGAATAGTAGCTGCCGGTTGAATCGGTAGAACTTCACAGGCTTTACATATTCTTTCATAGTCCATCTTGAACCTTTGGTTTGCGTACATTATCCATTATTACCCACCCATTTCTTTTAACGATTCCCTGTCTTTTGTGGTGTCTAACTTTGGTTTGCGCGCATTATCTAACATCATATCGGCGAAATGTTCTTTCCAAATAAATTGCCAATTCCACGCAGCTAAGAAAGCTTCGCCAATTTTCTTAGCGTCATCAGGCTGCAGGAATTCATCTCTGTCATCTTTAAAATCAACAGTCCACTTATCATCTTGTATGGCATAAGTTGCAATAACAGACACAGTGTCTAAAATAGGTTCCCATACCCATTGATATGTATATTCTGCTACTAATTGGCTCTTAGGCAAAGGTAATTGCCCTTGCGCTTGGGGAGTTTCGTCGGCATCGTTTTGAGATTCGGTGGCCTTTTCTTTAGCCTCTTCTGCAACCTTGGCCAGAATTTCTCTAAGACCTTGGCCTTTAGCATTACGAGGAAATTGTGATTTATTACTCATGATTTTGTTCCAGGCATTGACATGTACCGAATTTTATTTGGGTCGTCTACATCTGTGTATGACTTACCGCCATCTGTTGAAAACATACGAGAACAACGACGGTTTTGCCACATGCCGTAACCAACTTCAATCCAGTCTTCAGGATTATCGGTTAACGGAGCCAGGTTTTCAAATTGCAATAACTTATTGATAGTAGGAATAGCAACTGACGCTGAACCACCTGAATGGCCCATATCAGCAAAGGCTTGAATTACCTTGAGATAACCTTTAATGGTTTCAGGTTCTTCTCCTATTAATTCTAACTCTCGTTTTGCATGAATAACTAAATTACTATCTTCACCACTCATTTTTCCTCCTAATCCGGATCGAAAACCCAGAGGTTTCGGGCTTGTATTCTATTTGGTCGCCCGGTAAAAGTTCTTCCCCAGACAACGACAATACTGTCGTTTTCGACAATGTTTGAGATTGCCTCACTGAGATTATCGTAGACCCACCGACTAACATTGATTGATACTTCTGCTGATTCATCGTAAGCAAATAGCGTGGCTTTCTTGGATTTATCCGGCTCATCCATTTCAGCACGAATTTCTTCAACCGATTTTCCGGTTTTGACTCGCAATGTGTCGATTTCATCTTTTTCATGAATGTTGGAAACCAATCCAACCCATGCCACCCAGTTTTCTTCGCCAGGTATATCTGACCCTCCGGTGAGTTCAGAAACTTCCTCAGACGAACTGCTTCCGGCGAATTCACTAGCTGTTGTGCCCACGAATTGGTCGATATCGGGGAGACCGATTTCTGCGAATTCTCCATTAATCAACTGCTTTCTAAATAGTCCTAATTGATGCGATGTTTTGAAGATTTCCAGAGGATCATCTTTACAGCAGAACATGATCATTTTTTCAACTGTTGGCAGCCCAATACCTTTGATTTGTATGAGGCTTGCCCAACCAGCGGCATCATCAGTTAACCCGCCACGGGTTTCTATGAAGTCACCAATGTCTTTTGCGGTGAATTCTCCAATAGTTTCAATCTGCTTATAGCCGGGGATAATGCACGGGTGTCCATCTATTTTATTATCTAAAGTTCCGACATACCAATTGCCTCGCATAAGGTTTGGTGTCATCGGAGCAATAGAATACCCGTGCTCGATATAGTCTTGCAGAACTTTTGTACGGCGCGCTATATCGTTTTTGCCGTCTCCATTTTTCGCTAGAGTTGCAGCATAAAATTCTAATGGATGATGAATTTTAAAGTACGCTTGCCACCAGGCTACGAGGGCATAGCTATAAGCGTGTGAAGTATTGAATGCGTATCCAGCAGCAGTTGTGATTCCACTCCATACTTTGCTAGCAGCGTCTTCTGAAACACCGTTACTCGCGCAACCGTCTCTGAATTCTCCCCACAATTCTTTGAATTGAAATTCTCCAAGCTTCTTTCCGATAATCTTACGAACCTTGAGAACTCGTTCCGTAGAGAATCCAGCAAGGTCACGGAGAATCCACATGATTTGCTCTTGATAAACAATCTGGCCATATGTCCATTCGACATGTCTATCGAAGCCAGTTGGATGTATACGTTCCCAGTCTCGTTCGCCATTTTTTACCTTAATGTATTCACTAGTCTGTCCTCCGTACAGTGGTCCAGGGCGAGATAATGCGTTACATGCGGCTAGTTCATCGAAATTATCTGGTTGCACGTCCCTTGTGACTTGCCGGGTAGTTCCACCTTCATATTGGAAGATGCCGGTAATGTCATCATCTCTAAAAAGCTGCAATATTCTATCGTTTTCGCCGTATGATACGTTCTCGGAATTGGAATAAAAAAGACTATAAAGTTCATCTAAACTCATTCCCGTCCATTTACGACATAAGCCGATCATCCCCATGGTCGTTAGACCAAGGAAATCCATTTTGAGAAGGTTTAAGTATTCTGCGTCTCGTTTTTCATAGGGAATGACTTGAACAGAAACTCTCGCACGCCCTGTACCTTTTGTTTTTTCATAAATTGGGCATGTTTCCGGTATGGGTTGTGACGAGATAACAAATCCCCCAGCATGAATACCCATTGAGTGTTCCATGTCTTCGAGTCGCATTGCTTCATTAATCTTATCCCAATGACTATCAAGAAGTTCTGATATTTTAGGATGATTGCGATACGCCGTGATCGTATCTTCAATTGAATCAGCAAGGCGCTCGTCAGTTTCGACTCTATCGGGAATTCTCTTACCGATTTCGTTGAAAAAGTTGCGCGGCAAACCATAAGCTGCCGCAACACCAGCCAAAGCGGCTTTTCCTCGATACTTGTTATGGTTGGCGACGTGGCAGACGTTTTCTGGTCCATATATTTCTTGAGCTCTTCCGACAATATGCTCTCGTTTTTCATCATCAAAATCCAAATCTATATCGGGCATATCAGTTCTGGACGGGTCAATAAATCGCTCGAAAATCATGCGAGAAAACGTCGGGTGCAACGGGTCTATCTCGGTGATACCGAGTACATAGCATATGAGCGAACCGGCTGCTGAGCCGCGTCCCGGCCCAACGGTGATGTCCTGGGCTGGTTGCTTGCACCAGGCGACTAGATCGGCCACAGATAAAAAATAATCGGCAAAGTCCTTGTCAGCAATTACTTTAAGTTCGTGTTGGATTCTTTTATTGTATTCGGCACGCCGGGATTGTAAATCGGGCCGCTGTTCACATCGTTTCTTCCACCCTCGCTTGATAAAATCTTTAAGAGTAAGGATGGCGGCGAATCCGGCAATAGTATCCCTATCGGCTTCGCTGGGTTCGCCTTTTCCGCAAGCAAAACCCCCGGCTTTAACACCTGGAAAGCGAAGTTTCTTCGCTTTCGGTAATTCCACAGTGCATTTCTCAGCGAGGTTTGCACTTGCCTGTATCGCGGCTTTGGAATCCTTACGATTGAGTCCCGTGGCAACCAAGTCATCTTCTATTTCCTTATCGCTTTCTGGATAAGTTAACTTAGCGTTGAGTTCCCAACTTGCGTCTTGTGCGAATTCGGGTTGAGTATTTGCCCAGCGGCTCGCATGCAAAATCGCTTGAATACGCCGGTCTGCAATGTGGGGATAATGTACGTCAGCCGTAGCAATAAGGGATATTCCGAAATCTTTTGCCAATTGTGCGAACGTCGGATTGAGCGCACAAGTACGCTCATAGTAAGGAAATCTCTGAACTTCCAAGAAAAATCTGTCGGGACCAAATACATCAATGAACCATTGTAATTTCCGATTAACACGCTCCCTATCGCTGGGAGATAAACCGTGTGTCCGTAATGTTTCAGGCTCCCTTCTCTCACCAAGGAACTTTCCACCCAACAGTGTGCATGATATGAGAGAATCTGCACATCCCGACAAAACAACGATTCCCTCATTATACCTCTTCAAACTAGAAGGTGAAACTGTGGGCCATTTATTAAAAGTGTTCTGATAAGACTCAGTGACTATTTTGTTGAGGTTGTGGTAACCCTCTTGGTTTTGCGCAAAGATTGTAAGGTGCGTTTTCGAGCGCGTTTGTTTTTCTCCGACTGGGCCAAAATACGCCTCAAGTCCGAAGATCGGTTTAATCCCCGCTTCTTTGCAGTGTCTTTCAAGTGCTGCATGTGAGTTAACATTGCCGTGTTCGCTAACAGCAAGGCTAGACATACCAAGATCAGCGACACGTTTGACATGTTGTTCTACCGTTCCAAATCCATCAGCATGAGAATGTGTGGTGTGAGTATGAAATGATACCCATTTCATTTGCTCACCCTGGTTGCAGTGTGAAAGCGATAATCACCTATGAGTGGAACGCTACTAAATTCATTAAAAACGCCTTGAATTTCTTTCCCTATTCCATCTTCTATATGCCTTAAAGCATCACAGGCGTCTTTGAACTTACCGATTTCCAATGCATCATCGTCCATCTCAAGCCAAACACTTATTTCCAACCTACCGTGATTCTTAGTTCGTTTACGAGGATCGGATGGAATATTGGTGCCAGGTACTTTTGGTTCTTCTCTAACAGGCATATCTTGTTCATCACTCATTGCAAACCACCAAACAAATCGCTTAAACTTGTGCTGCCAAAACCAGGGCGCTCACGTCGCCCACCGTTAGCCTTACGACGTGCAGTCAAATATCCGTAAGCCACAGCTTTGGGCATATTTTCAGTGAGCTTTCTTTCTGCCTCACTCAAACCCATTTTTTCCAACAAAAACTCATACTGTTCCGGAAGCACTTTTTACCTTTCCATTCCACATTTCATGCAAGACAGTAAGTGCCATGAATTAACCCAATTACATTTTAGGCATTTCCACATTTTCCGCAGCCCTTTTCTGGTCTATTTCAGTTTGTCGTTTGGAATATTCTTGCGCCATACCCCGCCAGCGGACCACTAATTCACGTAATGCTTGCGCTTTATACGCAGAACTTAAACCACTGTCTAGGGCTTGCTCTAAACCACTAGCGCAACCGCTTAAAGTTCCTGATAGGTGAGCATAAACAGAATTATCAGAGGTTTCATCTGGCGCTATTTGATTGGCAATTCGATGAATATCGTCACAGAGGCGAGAAAACAATTCAAATTCAGGGTTGGTAACAATGCTCTTTTTTATCGGCACTCTGAAACCTTCTGGCGGCCCAGGATCAGGACGTGGAAAACGCAATTCATCATTCTCTAAGTCATTCATCAAACGCCCACCCAGCTATCGTGGCGGGAAAAACTTGAATAGTTTTCTTAGCAGTTACCAGTAAAGGGCCATCGACGCTAGCTTTAAACTCAATAAAGGGAACGCCTTTATTGGTTTTATAAAGTTTAAATGAGCCTTTGACAATTTCAATCCACTCACCGCTGGCCATTTTAACGTGAGTGATTTCTTGGGAATGGGCTTGTGGAGCCTCAGTTGCGTTCCCGCCTTGAGCTAACTCCGTGAAGTCTACTGCTGGTTCCTTGGTCCCGGCTTCCTTCATTGCCTATTCCTCCAAATTGTTCTTGATTAATCTCAGTAATACTTGTTGTTTCTGTTTCCAGTAAGTCGAGTTGAGTAGTCGCTGTTTCCTCAATATAAAAACCCTTGTCAACAAGGGCTTTAGCTTTATCTTGATCTTCAGCGAAGACAAAATATCCAGTGGCTTGCAAGACTGTATCTTGTTTAACAACTAAAAAGAGTCTCTTGTCAACCACGATGATCATTCCCCTGCGCGCTAATATTGCGAATATCAGTCACACTGGGTAATTTAGTATTCTCCGCTATTTCAGATAATTTCCCATAAATGGTCGCACTCACTATAAATGTCCACACAAACTGTAAAATCGTAAACACCATTATGGTAGTTAACATTCGTTTCTCTTATCCTTTCCTTTTTTATCTTTGATTTGTGGTAATTTGGTAGGACGTATGGGGATCGAACCTATGACCCGCTGATTAAAAGTCAGCTGCTCTACCGACTGAGCTAACGTCCCTCGCACCGAAAAGTGAAGGGATGCCCCAAAGATTATGAGTCTTTGTTGCCACTTTTCGGATTGACCACATTTTTCCAGACCCTCATCCGGTGGTTATGTGGAACCAGGAATTCGGGGTAACCCGTGTCAGTTGCGTATCTGACCTCATTCCGTCTACCCTGCCTTTCCGTGTCTCCGGTGGGACTTGAACCCACAAAGTCTTTCGACCGACAGATTTTAAGTCTGTTGCGTTTGCCAAATTTCGCCACGGAGACAAAGGAATTGGTGGGACTTACAGCCCCTTTGCGACCCGGCCAACCCGGCGCAGCACGCCCACCAATTCCGGCTATTTAGTTAATCCTCCAACAATTCCTCATCAGCGGAATCATCGTCGTCATCCAATTCTTCATCGGCATCAACATCTACCGAATCATCCAACTCTTCTTCTTCAACTTCAGGAACTTCTGGGCCACTGGAACCATTACGTGACCCGCCAGAAACTTCGGCATCAGATAGATAAGAGGTAATATCCGTTGAAACTCCGGATCGCTTGGTTTTTTCATCAAACCACGGTGTAGCTTTCAACGAAATCTTAATGGGCAACTCACCCTTGGGCGAATTGATATTCACTCGACCAATCTTGAGCACATGCTTTTTGCGCTCATCGGTAACAAAACCTTTATCAAAAGCGGCCTTGATGGCAGCGAATTGCTTATCTGATCCATCGGTCAGTGCCAGCAAAAACTGGTTAATAAAAGCCTCTGAACCATCAATAAGATTCAGGTGACCCCATGCGGTGTAACCGTCGTACTTACCGTCAACAGTATCGGTAAGCTCAACTCCGATAAGGAACTTGGGCTTTCCCCTATTTTCAGGCTTGGCGTTATCGCCAATGTACTTAATGGCAACCGTGCGCAAAATTCCCGAATACGAACCGCTCGGAGGAATTTCACCTTCCCACTGCTTACGACCTTCAGCGGTACCCTTGTCAGAAACTTTAACGCCAGTCTTAAAAGTAGCCATGATAAAACACTTTCTTTAATGTGATTGTCTAAATTGACTTTTGGTTGAGCTAAACTGCTATGCTTTACGCATCAATTGCATCTAATTCAGCGGCTACCCCCTTGATTTCTGGTGCTCCATCACTCAAATCTGGCTCTGGGCTTAACTTTACCTGATCGTCAGCCTTTGGGCTAGCCTGAGCCTCAACCTTTTTCACTGCTGGTCGCTTAGCCGGTGCTTTCTTGGCAGGCGCATCATTTTGAACACGGTTAACAAGTCTTCCCTCAGAATTGCGAACCATTTCTCCGCTGACAGCCTTACGAATTGCAGCAAGAGTAGGTTGAATAATAAACGGCTTGAGCTTATTCGTCCTATCCTTACCGCGCTTTGTTCCGGTGTCCTCGAAGTAAATAACCCGGCGCTTAACGGACTTAAATTCCGGCTCGTTACTATCGCCATCTTCTTTAGAAACAGGAACTTCATGAATCTCGGTTTGCATATAGCCAAACGAAGTCATGAGTGAAGCGATTTTCATCGCTACACCGTAATCCTTTTTGCCCTGCAAATCTGGCACTAGGAATTCATTGCCGTCAGCATCTTCCACCTTCTTTGCTGTGGCAGTATAGAAGACATTGATAGGCAGATCGTTAATGCGCCTGATAATGTCTTCTAGCATTTCGTGCATTTCCCCGTAGTCCTGAATTTGCATTTTCTCAGGGTCTTGGTTCTTACGGCGCTTGTCTTCGGCATTCATGCGAAGCACGTAATCCTTTGTGAGATACTGCATTTCGCTCACAGAATCCACACTCAAGACATCCCATTGATCAAGCTCATTTTGGTTTTCCTCATACCATTCAATGGCATTGAGAAGTGTTTCCAAGTCAGGCATGAGAATTCGATCAGCAGTGGTGCCCTTGCCAAAAGTTTGTGCGCTCATAATGCCGTCAACTTCTGGCACCCACATTAGGACTTTAGCGTCACTTGAAGCCAATACCGTTTTTCCGGCACCGGGATCAGCGTAAACCCAAATATTCCATTTGAGCAGATCGTCTTTAATAGGTTTAACTACGGGTCGTGTTGCCACTTATTTCCCCTTATCTGAATCTTCTGAATCTTCTGTGCCATTCTTAGGCTTGTATTCACAAATTACGAAATGATTCTGTGCGAACGTTTGGAACGTGTATCGTTCTGGGAAATCACCAAACACTCCGTTTTCCCAGTCAAAATTATTCGGCTCCCATTCGGGCACCCCCTCCGCGCTAAAGAATCCGTTGACGGCTCCACCGGCCCTATCGTATCCCTCGCCACCGACAGCTACGACCTCTCCGTTGGGGGCTTCTTTAGTCCATCGCCACTGCCATTCGCTACGAGTATCAGAAATTGCCTCTCTGCCCTTTTTAAAATGAGTCCTGCTGACTAACGTTTTTTCATCATAACCGGTCACTTTATTTACACCTATAAACCTTTCGTATTCTCCTGGACCCCACATTGATTTAGCCATCTTTACTCATGGCCCCAATCTTCATAATTTCTGCTAAACGCTTAACCATCATTGCCAACCTAGTGAAATCTTCATCACTTGGATTTTCAACATGCTCAAGAAGACCAGCTTCATTAATAATATCATCTAGGCTCATTTCGTTTCTCCAATCTTCATTTTATTCCAAATCGTCTGGCTCTTGACCTATTGGAAAAGCAACTTTCTTGTGATGAATATCTGCGATATGTTGCCCCAGTCTTTTTCTAGCCGTAGCTGATTGATCTTTCATATGCCAATCACAATACGGACACCAAATAGCCTTGGTAGGGTCTGGCGGGTGTTCCCTAACTGGCTCAAAATTGGTTTTCCTACCACGCTCTCTCATGTCACTCTTTATAATTATGTCGACTAGCCCTAATTAGTCGTACACCTAAATCCATGGCTTCTTGACAAGTCATTTTTACATGGACACCTTTAGGGAAATTATGGACTCCGTTGTAGTTATATATCTCCACCTCATCAATACCTAGTCCTAAATGAGTGTTTCTTTTAACCTCAAGTCGTTCTGTATCTATAATCTCCATTTATGTTATTCCTGTCTTTTTCTTTGATGCTACGCTTTCTTTAGAGTTAATTGCACCCTCTCTGTGGTCTGCATAGCGATCTTCTTTTTTGAAGAAATCGTTAAGAAATGTTTCGGTATCCCCGCCATCCTCGTCGATGTCACACACATCATTAAAGGTACACCAGTTACAATGATCACCGGGATTTTTAGTTATCGGTAATATTCCATTTCGTACACTGGCCATGACCTGTGCGTCATCAGCGATACGCGATATTTGCCTAAGTCGATTAGCTTTATTTCTACGAACGATATCTCTCCAAAAAAGCGCAGCTCCCTGATTTTTCGAGATTTCTCCATAGACTTTTATCCCGGCTTTAGCAGCAATAGCTGCAAGTTGAGTTAGATTGATCCCTTTAAAATCTGATTCTGACATAAATGTCAAAGCTTCTTTGTAATGTTTAATCTGAGGATTATTTCTCAGTCGCCCTTGTTCGTCTCTGACGCCATCCATAGGCTTAGCCTTGCGAGCAAACGAGAAAATAAAATCTCGGACCTCTTCGTCTTTGTTGATTAAGCCCTTTGACTTCAGAAACGAATTAATGACAGAAATATATGTGCCTAGTTGATCGTCTTTATTGAGCGATTTCATGGTGCGCCGGTCGCGCGTGGTCTTCCAGTCGATCACCTTGGGCTGGCGCTTTCCAGAGGCGTGATCGAACACGGTCAGGTCGAACGTGCCAATGACCGTGACGATGTGGTCGCCAGCGTGCGGACCTCGGGGGTACCCAAACCCACCCCAGAAGTCTTTAGATGAGGCTTCTTTTTGACGACTATTAAAAGGTACGTTGAAACGGAATCTTTGTTCTGGCGCGATGACTTCCCAAGCCGGATCTAAATTCCACTGAGCAAGTTGTCCATTGATCATAATATGCCCAAGTTCCTGGGCATCAACAAAATCTCTTTCTGCATCCTCATCAAAATATGGAAAAGCTGCTATTTTTACATAAGCATCTTTCATGATGGTATCCCACAGTTCATGAATTTCTGAGTGATTAGAAATGCCACGAACAAAACCATCATTACCAGGGGGCGTGTAAACTTCTGCCCACAATAGGTGCCAACATGTTCCAAACCATGCAGCGTTTTGTAGTGGTGCTTTAGGTACCCAACCTTCTTCCCATCCCCACCACCATTTTTGCTGACATTCTTTAAAGTCTTTACGCTCACTATTTCGCAACAAAGGCGTGCCACTAAAAATATTATTATTGGTCATAGCCGCCTCGAATCTCCAACGACACAATACACTTGCCAGTCCTTACGTAAAGGATATAAAACCACAGTTCTTACGAAAAATGTTTGATCTTGTGGTTGGTCATCACTAACAGAAAAGTCTATTTCAGTATTTACTGTTGGAATAGCATCCATTTCTACAATATAATTAATATTACCTCTAGCGGAACCGACACCAGTAAAATAAACCTTCATTTTCACACCTCCACAAGTAGTGGGCATTCATAAGCTTCTGCATTAAATGGACCAAATGGGATAATTCTTACAGCGTTTCCTACAATCCCTGCTTTATGTAGTGCAGCGAAAAGACCTTCGTGTTCAGAATAATCCCCATAGATAAGAATATTACCCTCATCAGGACTTATTCCGTAATCGACAAGATTAACCGTAGCTGTCATGAGCGGTTCACCAATAGCATTTTTAATGACCAAAGCCGTTTGACCGTTAGAATATTTTCCGCTTTCAACGATAGCCTGATCCGCCACAGCATACTTAGTTTTAAAACCGTGAATAATTCTACTCATCCAAGAACCTCTTCAACTCTCTGTAATGGTCTGGGCACAAGTCTCTTTCTTTACCCAAAAGAACTTCTTCTACCAACCACCCATTATCTTTTGCATAGTTTTCACCATATGCTGTAAGAGTTTCTGGGCAATCAGGGATATCACATTCCCAAGTAAACGCAGTTAAAGATTTGCGCATTAAAACGAATTTCCGTTCGCTCGGTTTAAGTTAGAGGAAATCCCTGCCAGGGGAGGTCAGTCACCCCGGCAGGGATTCCTTTTTTAGCGTAGATCCATTACGCTAAACTTTTTTACTTCTTGCGAGTAATCCGACGCTTTTCGCCAGAATCAGAACCATTTTGAGCGGATTCAACTGCAGCGGCCAAATCTGCGCCACTTAAATCCTTACCCTCACGCAATGCAGCCGCGCGTGCCAGGGCCTCTGCCACCTTTGCCTGCATTTTCTGAGCGGTACGCTCAGCCCGACGAGCGGCTTTCTCAGCCTTAATTTCCTCATCAGACATTCCGGCAAACTGCTTCTTTTCCTCTTCACGCTGACGCTTACGCTCTTCACGCTCAGCCTTGCGCTCGGGAGTATCGGCCCATTCAGTACGGAGAGCCAAAACAGCCTTTACAAGATTCGGAGAAATCTCCAAACCGGCTTCTTTTACCTTTTCGTCTGCGTTAATGTAGTTGGCTAAAGACTCATGAGCCTCGGTGTACTTTGTGAAATCGCGCTCCTGCTTCTCACCCTTGGGACGACCGCGCTTTTTCGGTGCCTCGGTAACCTCGGTGCTCTCGGGAGCCTCTGCCTCAACAGTTGCAGTCATGTTCTTTCCTATCTATCTGTAGTGCTCTACTCAAGTTCTCCGCGTCTTTCGTCTTCGGAGTCGCTTTCTAACCTAGTCGATTGCATCAAATGATGCAAGGAAATCAAGAATCTTTTTCGGGTCGATTTTGACCAAACGGGCCACGCCGTTTGAACCTAAGCCCACTGCTTCTATATGAGGGCGCTCGCGCTATGTTGCGCACGACTGCCGGTGGTCCAGAATCCTCACGTGGCGGGTATGGCATGTTCGAGTCAAATGCTTCTCTGCGACGCGCTGATCTTTCTAATTCAGCATCGATAACATCTGGATCGGTTAAAATGTCTATCCTTTCTTGTTTCTCTCGTTCTAGAATTTCTACTTGACGCCAAAGAATAAATAGCATCCGGCCATACACTAACGCGAACAAACCCACGCCAATTAAAACTGTGACAACCACTTCTCCATTACTCATGAACCTTCACACTTTCTATATTACACACTTTTGAAGCAAAACAGCAATTGCAATTAACCCAAACTAAACCTCGTTTAGTGTTAACTTTTTCTATAATTCCTGAAAATGATCCTCGCCCATCAGTAACTATTACATAGTCACCTTTTTTCATGCCACTTTCTTTTCTTGTCGCTTCTTTGTCATTTGGATCAACTGTCGTACATAAATTACGCCACGTTGCTTGTCGAGAATTGATTTGGCAGAATCTTCTCGTTGAACATTAGTTATTGCGATATCTTCGTCAATGGTCCCAAGCGAAGCAAGATACCAAACCGTGACATTGTGATTTCTACTAACCCGATATGCACGGTTTTCGACTTGCTCTTGATCGTCCGGTATCCAGGTTTGGTCGCAGATAACCACATCATCGGCGGCGTCCAACGTAAGTGAAACACCACCAGCCTTGGTATTAATAAGGACCACCATTTCGTCTTGGTTTGAATCATCTTGGAATCTATTTTTGATGTAAGACCGTTCATCAGGCTTAGTTTTTCCTGTCAGTGTGAAGTGCTTTATTTTCTTGCTGTCCAAATACTCACTAAGTGCATCAATAAATCCTGTAAACTGGCTAGCAACAATCGTTTTAGTTCCTGCGTCAATACGATCAACCAAAAATTGTTCAATCCACTCAGCCTTATTGGACAAAATTTCATTATTCTTTTTAATAATCGGCTTGACATCGTAATTAGAATTACGCTCCAAACAAGCATTGGCAACTTGTTTGAGCCTGGTCATTTCCGCTAGCACACCATTAACATCAATGGTGTCTCCCATTTCATCAATGGTGAGCAATGCGTCATCAACAACTTTGTCATACTGAGCCTGTTGTTTTTGACCCATAGGCAACCACACAGCAATGGGGGAATTTAAATCATGAGGATGCAGATGTGTACCACCGTTAAACTTCTCACCTATTTCAATTAACTTTTTCGCCTTAAGTTCAGTATATGTACGGCGTACCATATAAGGCTGAAGCTCTTTGAAAAATCTTTTTTCGTCAAGAATACTTCCGCCTTTGGCAATTCCTGATCCCCATTGACTCCCGGTATTGACGATTCCATAATGTCGCTTTACCCAATTCCAATAAGAAGTATATTTTTTAGGAGCCAGCCAATTTAGGGTTCCCCAAAGATTTTCAGTCTTTCCACGAAATGGCGTGCCACTAATTGCGATCTGCAAGCCTCCATCTTTAATGGTAAGGGCGCCCAAGCCCAATCTTTGTGCAGATTGTTTTTTCTTATTTCCAGATGCACCTGCCAATGTTTGATGGGACTCATCAACGATAACCGCAGACCATCTAATAGCGAACAGATCAGCAAGTCCCTCGTTGACTGTGCGAACAATTTTGTGTCCTTTAGCATCATATTTATAGTTGCCATAGTCGTCTAACTCCGGTCTAATACGTAAATAATTAGGACCACATAACACCCACACGCGAAGATTAGGATTGGATGCACAATGATCTGCTACCGCCTTAAGAGTTAGTTTTCTCTCTAAAGGTTTCATATCTCCGGTAATAGGAAAAACCAACTCATCTTCAACTTCATCCAAACCTAGCCATTGTTCGATTTCATCGGGCCACGTGACGTGCACCGCCGACTTTGGGGCCACCACCAAAATTGGTCCACGTATGTCGCGCTCAGCCACAGCGGCAAGGGTTTGAATCGTCTTACCTAACCCCGGCACATCAGCCAGCAGCACATTAGATTGACCCACCATAAAAGCTGCACCGGGAATTTGCCACGGTTTTTTCTCCATTGCAGCAATTAATTTTGGGCGTTCTTTACGTAAACGAGGTAGCCACTGTGACTGATCTGCGAGAAAATCGTCAGGTTTGAGTAAGTTGGCGTAACGTTGTTTTTCCCCTCGTATCCAATTTGCAAGGGGGCCGTCAATAAATAATTTTCCCCCAAAATACTTCGCAACTGATGCGATATCCTTTGCGGTTTCCATATCGAGTGGCGCATGAAAAAACCCAGCTCCCTTGTCATACCGTAAACCCGCCACACGTTCTTTGAGCAGCGGTCCAACTTCTACGCCATTAACGGCAAAAGGAAAATCAATCCAGATTCTATCCTTTGAGTCACGCAGTCCGATTCGCCACTGCGACGGTAAGGTCATTAGCGACACCATCCTTTATATGAAATTGATTCCAAGGATTATCAAAATAATTCTCGCCAAGATATGTTATTTCACTAGAGTAGGACTCATAAAACTCTGGCAGCTCTAAGTGATAGCGTCCATAATCGCGCTTAACCATTTTCTTTTCTCGTTGGCTATAAACCATTTCTGCAAAAGTGATGACTTCCTTGTTCTTAAACTTCTTCTTCTCTCGACCGTCAACAACAAATTTACGACGAGGTCTAGCGTTATGCGTCTCACAAGCGCGCTTTGCCGATTTCATTCGACTAATAGTGTAAGTATGTGGTAGTCGACGCCATATGCGTTTTGCAGGGTCTTTGGTGTAATACATATAAAAAGCTTCCCACTGGATACCCTCGCCAATAACCTTATACTTATATTTATTGACGTAATACGTTGTCTCATAGTGACCGGCATAAATTCGATCCCAATAAAGATCAGTCATTGTCTTTTTCTGCCTCTCGGTTAACCCTATCAATTCTTTCAGGGCAATTTTGTGCTTGAGGGAATAGACAGTGTTCAAACATTCCGCATTCCTGACATTGACTTGGCCTAGGCATTATTACTCCTGATAATCTGCAATACGAATAGGCTGAAATGCAACAGGAATTAGTTCAGAACCTCTAACCTTAAACTCTTCTGGAAAATGTCTAAACCTATCAGTAATAGATTTATTCAGGTTACACTGAGGACTCATATATGGTGAACGTGGCGGACCATAAAATAACACTTCGTCATTCTCAGTCACCACCCACCAACGATTGGTCATTCTAAAAAAATAACCTTCTTTGGTAGGAGAAATTAACTCGGTAATAGGCATAGGTGTAAAAATGTAATTTTTCATTTCAGCCTCTTACCATTAATGTCATCTGGTATGCCAAGGATTCGACGCAAAGCAAACAATGCTTCAATGTATTTTTCTTTAGATACATTGTCCCACCATTCTGACTCAGCGTTTCTAGTGCTATTTGTTTCCAAGTAAATGTGGTACATCAACTGACCTCTAAAATGTCTGTAACGTAGCAAGCGTGAAACCCAAAATTATTGGCGAAGTTCAGAACACGCTTGCCGGTTTGTGTTGTGTGGAGCTTAAAAGCCACGTTACCCATGTTTGATTCTTGTGGGCAAAATTCATTTCGTTCTCGGATAATTCCATGGGCGTTACTAACCCAGCGAATGTCTCGATCTAATACAGCCAACATTATGTCTATAGCCGGAACGTCATCGTGAGGCCATGGAACCATTCTTTCCTTTAGGAATTCTTCATAAGTTTTCTCACTAAGCTTACCTTTATCTTTAGCTGAAAATTTCTTTGGATCAGGCTTCCCCCTGAAAAGCCTAACAACCCCGCCACGCCAAGCTGGATACAAATGATAATCCCCATAAGCATAATGTGCTGACACCTGAGAATTACCGTGCCATTCAACATACATGGTTTCCTGATCACGTTTTGCATACAGCTTATAAATCAAATCATGAAAACTACCGGAAATTTCATACTCAGAAATATCCGGTATTACCACTGCTTCCCAGTTGTTTTCTTGTGCGATCAGGCACATAGAATCAGCGCCGTGAAGATCATTGGTCATTTATTCGCCCTTCTGGTTAAACCAAACATACGCTGACAAAATTCTCAACAGAGCAGGGGATTCTAACTCTGCTAAATGATTGAGTAGACGAGCATAGGCGAAGATTTCAGGATCGCCTTTTTGTTCGCCCATTTCGATAACTTCTTTAAACTCAGAGGCAAGTTTTTGAGCCTCTTCTTCAGCAATAGAAAGTTTGGCCTTAAGCCATTTTTCTATTTCATCATCAGGGACAGGCTCAACCCCTATATCTTTTGGCATTAGTCATCAACAGTTTCGCCCATAGGTGTTTGTTCTTCTTCATAGGAATCAAGAACATCTTCAATAGAATTAGATAAGTCGGCCATTATCAAAGCCCAATTATCTAAAAGATATTTACCTTGAGCCAAACTATCTACATAAATATTTACCCCACAATGAATTGCGGAGTGATGTTTGTCTAAATTTTCTGGCTCACGAACTACCACAGCACGCGGTTGGTCGTAATGGATACGGCCAACGGGATTAGGTGTAGGCATTATTTTTTATTCCAATCTTTAGGCAAAAAACCGCCTTTACACAACCAGTCATCTAAATCTTGAAAAGCGTGAACTAATTCAATATCGGCAGAATCGCCATCGTTGATTAGTTCTCTAATTCTCTCTAGTGCCGCATCAGGGTCCATTTTTCCAGGCATCCCTTCTCCTAAATTAATTTTTGACAGACCACGCCACCTTGCACACTATCAGGTGACGGGTCAGTCAACCTTAAGAAATCTCTGTGAAAAATTCAGTCATCGTCGCTATCCTCATTAGTAACGTCAAAAGTTATTGATGACAGAAAAATATATCTTAACTGCTCTCCGGTTGGTGATTCAATGTCTCTACACGTTATAGTTGCTTCCCATCTCAGCATTGGGCTGCCACCCTCCTTTATTTTGATATCTTTGACAAGAATTCCAATATGCAGGTTTACATCTATCCCTGTAAATATTTTGATTTGGCATATCGTTATAACCCAATGTGCCCATCCATCGTGGGCGACCACATTTCTTACAGTGAGAAAAGAAACTGGAAAACTTCATTGTTAGTGGCTGAGCAGTATCATTTTCCATAAGGTAAATACGGAATTGCTCGCGTTCTTCTTTAGTATTGAAAATAAACTTTGCCTCAAGAACGAACGTTTCTTTAGGTTCCGGTATTCCAGTCATTAACTTCCTTTTCTTTCCAATATTCATCCACTACTTTTTGCGCCATGATCTTCAGCGTTTTCCAATCTGAGCGATTTGGCCACTTTCGTTTATCTGGCGCAGCATTAATTTGCATATCGAGAATATTGATTTTCATATCCAATTTTTCAATAGCAGCTTGCAAATCAGACTTCACCGGTAGAACCTATCGCTGGGCATAATTCCGAGTTTGTTATCAAAATAATTTCATAAGCATCTGCCATATAGATTCCAGAACCAGTTGTCAGCACAATTTTTGAAGCAATAGCAGACAGCGGAATACCTCTGGCTTCTAGCTGGCAAATATCGTAACCCATATTTACCCACTTATAAATTGGGCCAGTATAACCAGAATTAGCTAGTGTATTCAGATACGAGGTTTCATCAGCCTTAGAATCTGAAGCTGAAAACAAGAGAACGACATATAGTCCAAAAACTATTGTCGCCCCAACAAACATAGACACGAGAATCTGGCGAAGCTTTTCTTTGCTCACTTTTTAATCCATTCTAATTGGACGATTTGGTTGAGCGTGATAAGTATGCGCTCCCCACTATTTTTAGGGCGCTAGCCGAGTTGGCCGACGTACGAAGGAACGTCACCCGACTAGCGCCTGTCTTTTTACTTAGCTGCTGCTGCAGCACGCTTTCCACGTGGAGTGGTGACAGGAACACTGACTTTTTCAGCCTGGATTTGAGTAATAATATCCAGTGCTCGCAAATCCTCGTTCATAAATGAACCCTTGGAGAAAGGATTCGCCATCTTATCAAAGTTCTTATCAATACGAACGTTGACCTTGGCTGCCACCTTTTCCTCTTCGGTTGCATCCTTTCCTGCATACTTGGAAGTAACCTTAATTCCCGACTCATGCTGCTGGAATGTATTCCACAGTTGCAAAATCTTTGCACGTGAATCCGGCAAATCCTTTACACGGTGATCATCAGTCCACATCTTAATCAGCTTTGCCTGAGTATTGAGCGCAGCCGTTTGAGCGTGAGTAGAAACGTTTTTAACCTTAAACTTCTCTCCCGTTTCACTCAACATTTCTTTAACGGTTTCCTTTGGGCCGGGATCAGGGACCATTTTCTTAACCCACTGCGCAAATTCGTCGGTAGAAACTTCAATGTTTGCCAGCTCAGTAAGCCATGCATCCATTTGTTCTGCCTCTTGAGTCAGGATTCCCAGAACTGCCTTGGCGTCTGCCAAACGATTCGCAGAATTCTTGGTATGCCGCAGGACGAAATGTCCATCCTTTTCACCGGCACGAACCAACTCTGCGTTCAAAGTATTGTCGCAAACTGGCACACCATGAGTGCGAACATACTTTGTTGCAAGCGTCTGATCATAAGAAGTAACCACCGTCAAAATCGGTCGAAACTCCAAACCAGTTGCATCATTGCGCAGATTTTGAGGAACAGAGAATGAGGCAAACAATCTCCTGCCCCACTTCAATTCTCCAAGAGATTCGCAACCAATGTTATCCCCGCCATCGAACAGCGCAGCAACATTTTGAATGAACACCTGCTGTGGGTTATGGACGCCATAATCAATATTGGCAATGTCCAAAACCTTATCGGCGCCAATTTCCTCCCCTTCGGGAATACCGTTGACAATCCAGTCAGAACGACCAATGGCCTTAAATCGCGGGCAAGGGACAACATACTCTTGCCCGTTGATAACGAACTTGGCCAAAATTTCTACCGATTCCTCAGCATTCCAACCGAAGAAAGCTCGAAGCTCAGACAGAGGAATAAACCCCGGATAATGCGAAGGATTATCCTTATCCTCTAGACGAGCGTCATACCACCATGCATATCCCGTGGTATCAGCATTTCCCTTTTTCATCTTACGGTTGAGATATGCCATTGAATGATAGGACATTTTATTTCTCCTTTTTTCTCCAACCCAGACTTTCTGGGCTTGAGGTCTAACATCTTGAGCGTAGCACTCTGGGCTAGCCCAAGCAAGAGACAATATTCAATTGTAAGCTGTAACTCTATAGACTTGGCTCGTGCCAGTTCTTTGGGTCAGACACCACCTTACGGGGAGGGTCTGACATGCCAAGCTGCTCACGACACATCTTGCAGCCCAGCCAAATCACATTGTTCTGCCCGATCCGATCATGATCATTCCAAAAGGCATGTTTTCCTATATAACCCTCTGGAGGTTCTTTTTCCTGCCATAAATAGCAACCGTCATCATTCTTTAATCCCCATACTATTTTTCTATGACTCATGACGACGCTCTACCTTCGGGGTCCACTCCGTAATAAACCTTCCCAACCCAACCAGCCACATAACCATGAGGCAGATCAAACGTGGATTTATAATTTTCTTCATTAAACGGCACGTTACTTCCGCCACACAATTCCCACAATTTATCGCGTTGCTTTGTGGTCATGCGGTGATAACCATTAGCAAACTCCCAAGTTTCCTTTAACGGTTCGACACCTTCGCCACCATATTCATATAAAGCTTCTTGAACATCGTAAGCGTCGATTTCGTCTTTAACTGTAATGATAAAACGGTGACTCATGCTGGCGTTACCTCCGCTTCGGGAAATCCTTGAAATACATAGGACTTCTGCCTGATATTTAATCCAACGATACTTCCATCGCCTCTAGTAGCCTTTCGGTTAGTGAGATAATCACGTATGACGCAAAAATCACTGCTAGTGGCACCAAAGTGTAAAGCTCCATTAGTAGCGATTTGGTTAAGCTTTTCACGTGGAATCTCCACTCCCTCTGGGCTAAATTCAAACAGATCAACCACAAGTTTTTCTCGTCGTCCAATTTTCCTGATTCTAACATGCACCTGCGATTGATCAACCCACTTGGACCAAATATCCAAAGTCTTCCCCAGTGATGAGAAGTTTTCTTGGGCCATGGTGATACCTTTCTTTAGTTGAAAAAATAGACCCCGTATCTAACGGGGTCTAGGGGGCATAGGTTACCTGTGAAGCTTCGTTAGCTCTCTTCTTGCTTCTCACGTTGAGCACGGGTCAGCTTGCGGGCACTTTTAATCATGCCGCGCTTGAGGGCAGTTTTACCTGATTTAACCGTCCCATCGCTTTTGTCTCGCTTCATCTCGACAATGCTAACTTTTCCATTCGGGGCACTGCACGGTCCCGGCATTACTATTTCCTCTCTGACTCGTTACTGGGCTTCACGAGTCATAGCACTGTGGCGGGCTTCGACACCCGCCACAGTCTCCTAACTTTGCTGCGCCTTCATTTCGCAGGCGATGGAATACGTAGAAATTTCTTCGGAGTTTTGAACTGCCCACTCATTTACATGCGGGGGAAACATTTCAAAATTCCCGTCTGTAAATGCACCTCGTATATGAATTTTGTACGACTCTTGTGAAGCGTACAAAAATGCAAATAGCGATTGTGACGCTTTGTCGAGATTGGGCAATTCATTCGGTCCACCAGAAATATCGTTACCATCGTAACGCCATTTCTCGGTGATGATCGAATAGCTATATCGTGGCTTATAAGCTTCTGTCTTCGGGTCGTAGTCGCGACCCTCACACCAAACTTTTACCACAGAATCGCCATCAAAATCCGGAAACTCAAAAGTTCTGAGTTGCGGATAAATTGGCTCGCCTTCGATCTTCTTCTTTGGCAATTTCTCTCCTAATGCTGCGTGAATCTGGTTTGCCAAAGTATCTTTCTATGAAATCATCTGCAACGTCAGCCTCCCTTTCTGTTAGCCCCCATTGTGATGAGGTTCCATCTTCCCATTCAATTACTAGTTTTGCCATGCCGTCTCATCTTTCTATTCGGCACAAAAACATTCTTTTCTCTGTTTGGCTTCTGGTACAAAGCATCCACCAAACGATTATCGCAAACCTTCGGGAGCTCTCTCATTTCTTTAAAATACCAAGCATGAGCAGGACAGCTCATATTCATCACATTATTCTCAAGATCGCATATACAATCCATCAGTACGGCTCCTGTACTCGACCCATCGATGGCGACCACATACGTTCGTTGATCTTGAATTTTACATGCTCTCCGTCGATTGCGATACGCAATTTCTTGGCTCCCATAGCCACACCATTGCCACGCAACTCCATAATAAGTTTCTGCAACTCTTCACCATCAACGATAAACATTTGATCCATCACACAATTCCTTTCGACCAGTATTTAATGCCAAGCTGCTTAAAAGCTGCTTCTGCGCCAGGGCCACCTAAAGGAATGGAACTGGCTGTCACAAAATCTTTGTCAGCATCATAATAAACAAATGATTTGCGCACATCATTATGATATGAGCCATTTTTGTTTATCCATGCCACCATTAAACCCTTATTCATTTCTTTTTGCATAGGGTTTGTCTCAGTGATTTCCTCCAGAGAAGTCTCTGGAATCTTTTCACCGTTCCACTCGCCAATTTCATTCACCATTTTTCTCTGCCTCTCTGTACTGACGAGCCACGAAATTTTCGTGGTCAATGCCATTATCTTTCAGATAATTGTCTTGCTCTTCCAAATCATCTGCATCATCATAGGCTCTCATCATTAAACCTTCCCATTAATGTTCTCGGGAGAAACCTTACGAACCTTACCGCTTCGATCCATTTTCACGTGCAGGTAAAAGCGACCAATTTTTTCAACCGTGCCGTAACGGTCGCCCATCATCCATGCATCTGTGGCGGGATGCAATTCCACTCGATCCTTAATTTTGAAATCTGAGAGCAACAAGTTTGTTTGGTCGCTCATTTTATCTTTGGCGTTGTCCATCATTTTGACTCCCTCTCAAACTTTTGATTCTCCAAGTAATTACCGCCCTTTAAAGAATAATTAGGGCAGGCATTATCAAGCATCCTATGCTTACCTAAGCGCTTACCACAATTTTTGCAGATTGTGGTAAATGGAAGCATTTTGGTGTGCTTCATTATTTCACCACCGAATATCCATAGGCCGCTGCTGCAAAAATTCCATAAGCAGCAACACCAACCCAGAAAAAAGTCATTTTGCAACTCCTGTGCGTAGGTAGCGAAACCTATTGGTTTCGCCATACGCGCGCCATAGGTAACCTATCGCGAGCGCGCGAGAAAAATGTGTGAAACGCAGAAATCCCCGACACCAATTAAGGTGCCGGGGAAATCCGGTATGCAATCGTCGTTAGACGATTGTCTTGTTAAGGCCGAACGCTCCATTGGAGCGTTCCACGATCTGCACCAGCTTGCCACCAATCGAGAGAACGTCTCCGACGTTCACCTCGATTGCTGTAGCCTTGGCGATTTCCTCAACGGTTTCCGTTGAGGAATGATTCTCAGCAACCGTCGGTTGCTGACCGGCCAACATCGCCTGAATTGCTGCAAGCAGCAATTCTTGGGTCAAACCGTTCTCAGCCTTCGGCTGACCCTTTTTGAAATTCCGGCCATTGCCGGAATTCTTTACTGGCATGGCCTTCAGCTTCGGAATCCATTCCGAAGCTGTATCCTGGCTCAGCCGGTGAACCTCGACGTAATCGGTTCCGGTGGAACCGTTACGTCGGACGACGTTTTCGGTGCGAGAATCCAAGATTTCCTGAAAGGAAATCTGGCCACCGTCCATCGTGGGCACGATGGTGCCCAGATCGACCTGCTTGGAATTCAGCAGTCGAACAAGTTCGACAGCTGATCCAACAGCGATTTGCTTTTGCAGCGGAGCTGCAATTTTGCCGTTTGCAATCAAAGATTGCAGTTGCTCGATAATAGAAGCAGACATTTTTCTGACCTCACTGAACGAAGAAGAGAACCAAGACAGGAACTCAACCCAGCGGTGCCGGGCTGACTTAACCAGACCATGTCCCGGCCAAATCCGCAAAAACGCCAGGTCAGAGCGGTGTTTAGCTGATCAAAATAAGGGCAGCCTAACCAGGGCTTTTTGCCTCGCGCGATATTACGCGCAAACAAAAGTCTTGATGGTTTTAACGCGCAGCCCTGTATATGATCGCGCATTATGCATGAGAAAAATTTCGGCTTCTGTAATCGGCGCACGTTTTATTATTAAACGCACGCGCGCCGATTCGTATTACGCAGCCCTGACAGGTACCTCAAATAAAAGACATTAGTCTATGATGGTGCTTCCATCTGGGATGGATTTGCAGTTTGCCAATTTTCATTCACTAGCGAGCGCGCTTCATC